ACAGGTGCTCAGATACAAACAGCTATTAATTCAGCTGTAACAGGAGTATTAAAGTATAAAGGAACTTGGGATGCTGCTGCAAATAGTCCAGCACTAGTAAGTGCAAAGGGAACTGTTGGTGAATACTATATTGTTTCTAAAGCTGGATCTACAAATTTAGATGGAATTACAGATTGGGCAGTTGGTGACTGGGCAGTATTCTCTGATCAAGCTACAGATGCTTGGCAGAAAATAGATAATACTCAAGTTGGTAATGTAACAGGTAGTGGTGCGTCAGGAAGGGTTGCTTATTGGAATGGATCAACTAATATAACAAGTGATGCAGGATTAACATTTAACGGTAGTACAAATGCTTTAACTGTTAGTGGTGCGGTAACTTGGAGTGGTGGTAGTTCAGCAGAATCTAATAATGCATATGATAATACTATTACAGGATTTTCAGATAGTGGATCTTCAACAAAGACTTTAACATTAACACAAAGAGATGGTGGTACTTTAACAACATCTTTTAGTGTACCACAAGGAACAATGTCTTCATGGACTATTAAAGAAGGAAATGGAACAGAAAGTACAGCTGTTACAAATGGTGAAACATTAACAATAGCACAAGGTAGTGGTATACAATCAGAAATGACTTCTACATCTAGTGGAGGTACTATTACTATTACAAATACAGATAGAGGTTCTTCTCAAAATATATTTAAAAATGTAACTGATGGTAAGAGTGCTATTAAAGCAACATCAAATAGTGATAGTTTAACTTTTGTTGGTTGTGAAGGAACAAATGTAGTTGTCAATGAAGAAGAACGAACTATTTCTATTTGTGCTACAAAACAGACATTAGCTGTATCAGGACAAACACTTACTATAAGTGACGGTAACTCTGTAACAATGCCAACTAATACAGGACCGCAGGGTCCTAAAGGTGATCAGGGTATACAAGGTATACAAGGAGTTACAGGTTCCGCTGGTGCCAAGGGAGATCAAGGTGATCAAGGTATTAGAGGTCTTACAGGAGCTGCAGGAGCTGCCGGTGGCAAAGGTGATACAGGAAGTCAAGGTATACAAGGGATACAAGGATTAACTGGAGCAGCTGGAGCAGCGGGAGCCAAAGGAGATACTGGAGCTAGAGGTCTTCAAGGTATACAAGGAAATCCTGGTGCAGCAGGTTCTAAGGGAGATACGGGAGCAAAAGGAAATACAGGTGCTGCTGGTGCAGCCGGAGCAAAAGGGGACACAGGATCACAGGGTGCAAAGGGTGATACTGGATCACAAGGTCCAGCAGGACCTAATGGTGGAACATACCATTATACTAATTCAGGTGATAATTCAAGTAAATATAGATTCTGGGGTACTTCATCTACTTATGGTATAGGAATGCAATCCGGTCAATCTTATGGTTATTTAAATGACTATGCTACAGTATTCCAAATGAATAATGATGCAGACCGTGGATGGGTTTGGAAATATGAAGGTCAGTTAAATACTGATGGTGCTATGTCATTAACAACTTCCGGTAAATTAAAAGTTAAAGGAGTTGTTGACGCTGGTTCTGTGGCTATAGATGGTAATCAAGTAATTAATATTAAAGGTGATTGGGTAGGTAATCCTACAGGTTTAACTGGACCTAAAGGAAACACCGGTTCACAAGGTATTCAGGGTATTCAAGGTGCTACAGGATCTCAGGGTCCGGCTGGTGCTAAAGGTAATACAGGTAGCACTGGTGCTGCCGGTACTAATGGAACTAATGGAAGTGATGGAGCACCTGGTGCAACTGGACCAACAGGACCAAGAGGTGCAACTGGTTTAACAGGAAGTACTGGTTCTCAAGGACCAAAGGGAGACCAAGGAGTTAAAGGTAATACTGGATCTGCTGGAGCTACCGGTTCACAGGGTCCACAGGGTCCACAAGGTCCAGCTGGTTCAGACGGTGGTGGTGATATTTATTTGAATGGAAAGTCAACAAGTATAAAGAGACAAGACTTTTTTACAGAAGGTAAGACTAAATACTTGCAAATAACCTTTGAAGATGGAAGTACAACTTGTATGCTACTCCAACCCTGTGAATTTTAATAATTTATAAAACCATTATTATGAAAAAGAAAAAAACAACTAAAAAGAAGGTAGTAGCTAAAAAGGTTGATACTATAAAAGTAAAAAAACCTAGAGCAATAAGAAAGCCATCTCAAGAAAGCATACTCAAACTTAAACGTGAAGCTGAATCAAAGCAAAAAGAATTGAGGAAAAAAGAAAAACCTTATATCAGATATAGTTTTCATATAGAATCTGTTGAAGTAGATGTTAATAATTTATTAGAGCGGATTGTATTTGAGTATAAAGGTACTATGGTTATACCTAAATCTCAGAAGTTAAATTATAAATCAGGTTCATATTCTGTAAACGGAACATATATAGTTCCTCATGATTTAGATAATGTAGTTAGACTTAAAGATTATAGGTCAATTAAAAGAAATGACATTATACAGTTACTTCTATCTAATGTTAGACCAACATATATAGAGGGTATGAAAGAAATAATTAATAAAGAACTTATGCCTGAATATAAAATAATTACTGATCTCCCTTGGTAATTATTTATTTTTAATTATCTTTGCTTTATAATAATTATTAAAACCAAATATTAAGATGGCTAAAAAAGCAAAAAAAATAACTGCAAAAGAGCTTGAAAGCATTAAAGCTCTTCAAGAAAAAATCAATACTGTAATTATGAATTTAGGTAATGCAGCTGTTGTACAAAATCAACTAACTACAACTCATGTAAAGTTACAGGAAGATTGGAAAGTTGAAACTGGTAAATTAGAAAAAAAGTACGGTAATGTAAATATTAGTTTAGAAGACGGTACTGTATCAGAAATTAAACAAGAAGCTCCTTTAGCAGCAGTATAATTCCCTTTTCATATTTGTTAATGTAAAATTTTTTAAAACCAGCAATACTTGTTTGGTTTTAAAAAATTTTGTATATTATTAATGTATATAGTTCATAAGAGAATATTACATTAGATAAAATAACATTAATATGATTCCAACAAACTCAGGTGGCACAACTAATGGTTGTGACAATATATCATCTAATTGCGTTATATGGCAGGGTCCAGACATTGCATGCATAGATATATGCAATGGTGATACAATTAGTGAAGTAACAGCAAAATTGGCCACAAAGGTATGTGATCTTATTACTGATGGTGTTACAGCAAATCCAAATTTAACAGGACTAGATTTAAGTTGTTTAAATATACCAGGTGTAACTCCTACAGAGATAGTTCCTGTATTACAGGCTATGGTAACTCAGATCTGTGTTAACGCAGATGGAGGTCCTGGCCCTTCTAAAAAACAAATAGAAGATGAACTACCAATAATGATATTACCTGCATGTTTGCAGTATAATGATGCTAATGGTAACCCAGTAACAGAATTACGTTTAGATTTATTTGCTTCTTTAATAGCTCAACAAGTTTGTACTAATTTATCAAGTATTAATGTAATTAATTCTACTCTTACAAGTTATAATACAAGATTAGATATTTTAGAAACATGTGTATTACCATGTTCAGGAACAGTAGCAGAAGTTCAAATTGTTCCAACTTGCGTAAGTACAGTAGGAGTATTAACAAATGTATCAGTAGTAGTATTAGCACTTGAAAGTGCTTTTTGTACTTTAAGAGATGCAGTAGGAACAGCAGCATTAATTAATAATGCTATAGGTCAATCATCTATAACTGGTTCAAGTATTTCATTATCTGACTCAGCAGTATCTTATGGTTCAATAGGTGGATGGCAAAACCCAGCACCAACTTTAGCACAATCTGTGCAAAATGCTTGGATTGTTATAGATGATATGTATTCTGCTATTCAATCTATACAAACAAATTGTTGTCCAGGCGGATGTGATTCAGTTGTATTTGGATCAACACAGGCAAGTCAATATGATATATCAACTGGATTAATTGATGCAATTAATTTTAATTTTACAAGCTCAAGTATTCCTGCTGGATTTAATGATAGTTCAGGTAGTAGTGTAATAACATTAACTGATGTAAATGGATTATCATTATCAAACACAGTGAGTGTTTCTAGTTTACAAAATGTACCTGCAGGTTTTGATTTTCAAACTGGGGCATTAGTAACAGCTCAAGATTTATCTATCACTATTGATTATTCTGTAACAAATGGTACAGATACATGTGAAACTAGACTTTCTTCAGTAGTGACAGGATTTGTACCTTGTCCAGGTAACATACAAATTTCAGCAGTGGTATCAGATGGATTTACAGTAGGCTTTACTCAAAACTTAGGAACTACTGCAGTATATGTAGTAGATGTATTAAATGCATCAGGAACAACAGTTGTAGCAACACAAACAATTACTAATCCAGGTCCAACTCCAACAGTAACATTTACAGGCTTAATTCCTGATACATCATATAATGTTAGAATAACAACACAATATCAAGGAGCTACAGAAGTTTGTGCTTCAACACCTATTACTACTCAAACAGGTGCAGCACCATGTAGTGAAGGAATGGATGTATCATTTGTTATAGATTATACAGGATCTATGGGTGGTATAATTGACAGTGTTAAATCAGGTGTATCTAATTTAGTTTCAACTATATCAACATTATCTGGTGCAAATGATTATAGATTATCATTAGTAACAGCAGATGAATATTATTCAACTGGTGGTAGTGCACCTACATATGCATCTTGTGTAGATTATACAGGTTTACCAACTGCTCAAAAAATAGTAAACGTAGGAACTAGTAATGTAACACAATATATTACTGCATGGGAAATGTTCCAAAATAATAATGGAGCAAGTTTCACAGCAGAGTTAGATAAATTAAATGGAGGTGTAGATGGTACATGTGTTCAATTAGGTAATGGAGCAGGAACACCTGAACCAACAGATTACGCTGCTCAACTTGTTACAACAAGTAATTTAACTGGATCATTTAGAGCAGGTATTGCCAAATATGTTATTATTATAACAGACAAATTACCAGGAGGTACAGGTGATAGCTTTAATAATACAGTTTGGGCAGGTATACAATCAATGATTACTTATGCAAACTTAAATGGAATTAAGTATTTTGTATGTGGACCTGGAACTAGCATTACAGGAGGAAGCGTAACACCTTTATATCCATGGAGAGAATTAGCAACACAAACTGGAGGAAATTGGAATGCTTCAGCTGACGCAACAACAATTAGTGGTGAAATTATAGCTGGTTGTTCATAAAATAAAAAATAAAAAAAATGGCATGTAATTGTACAAAATGTAGTAGTAAATGTGGTTGTGCTGACACAGCTTTAACAAATGCTTGTACTTATACTGATTGCAGTGTAGGTAGTGAAAGATGTGATGACATTCAATGTGCATCATGTGTAAGCTATTGTGGTACATCATTTACCATAGGTGATCCTGGTAGTCAAATAGTTATAACTTCTGGTGAAAGACTAGATTCTATTATACAAAAGTTTTCTATGATACTAGTAAATGGATTGGGTGCTTGTACATCTAATGATGTTCAACATGATCCGTACAATGTATATGCTGGAGTAATAACAAGTTCTACTGCAGAAGTATTATGGGATGGTATATGGAGTTCAAGCTTAGGTTTAAATGTCTTTATAGATACACAAGTTGCACCATCAGGTTGGGCTCTTCAAAATCCTACACCAATAGTAACTTCAATAAATAATTTTAAAATAACAAATTTGATAGCTAGTACAGCATACAAGGTAAAAGTTGTAGATGTTGGTAATACAGGATGTAAACCAATAGAAATTTTATTTTCTACTCTGGCATCATAAAAAACAACAGCAAGTAGTGGTTTGTTGGTTTTCTACTGCAAACGTTGGGAGAGGCCGGGTATTATCCCGGTCTCTTTTTTTTTAGTATCTTTATCCCAAAAATTTAATAAAACATTATGAGCAATTTAAAGCAAAAAGTAATTGAGACCCTTAAGTGGAAAAAACATCCAGCGTATTGTGCAGCAAAATTAAACATAACAGAAACACAATACAAAAAAATTAAAAAAGAAGTTTTAGCAGATAGAAAGATTAAAAAGAAGAAATCATTGTTTTTTAGCAAAGCAGCAGAGAATGCACAGTTGGTTGAGTCAATTGATCTAGAAAAAGGAGAAGGTAAGATATCAGGAACCTTTGATCATGAACCCAAGAGTGCAGAAGAAATAATTGAGTTATTAAAAATAGACACTGATAAATGGAAGCTATCTCAATATTGGAATAAACAAATGGGTGATCATTGGAGAGTATCTGCATTAGTATCTCAAATTAAAAACTCTGAAGAAAAACTATTTAAAAATCTTTTAGAAAATTGGAAACCTAAAAAATATAAATTACCAAAAGTAAGTTTAAAAAAGCTTGCAACCAATGACCCGGTCTGTGGAGTAATATCATTACAAGATATTCATTTTGGTAAACAAGGTAATGAAACTATAGATAAAGATTTTGAAGATACAATCATTAACTTAATAGAAAGAGCAGCTCCTGTAAATTATATAGAAAGGATGTATTTTGTTGTAGGAGGTGATCTAATCAACATGGATACTTTTTCAGGGTCTACTACTAGCGGCACACCTTTAGACAACTGTATGAGTGCTACAGAGGCTTATGTGCAAGCATTTGATGCTATGCATTGGGCAATAAATTATATTAAAGCATTTTGTAAAGAATTAGTAATTGTATATGTACCCGGTAATCATGATAGATTATCATCTTACCATTTAGTACATGCACTATCTAAATCTATTGTTAGTGATGAAATAGTTTGGGATACTAAATATGAAGAAAGAAAGGTTCATGTATGGCATAATAACTTTAATGCATTTGAACATGGAGATAAACGCAGTAAAAACAACCCATTGATTTATGCATCTGAATATCCAAAACAATGGGGTGCTACAACAAATAGAACATTATTTAAAGGTCATATACATACTGATAGAAAAGTGGAGTATATGACATCTAATGAAACAGCAGGGTTTATAGAAAAGACTTTACCCAGCTTAGGAAAAACTGATTATTATCATTATAGTAATAAATATGTAGGTAATAGAAGATCAGGTAAACTAGAACTTCAGCATCCTACAATGGGTAATATATGTGAATTAACTTACCAAGCATTATAAAGACCTTACTTTTAATTTCATAAAGTGGGGTTTTTTTTGTAAATTATAAATATAACTATATGATCAACAATTTTAAAAAACCTGATTTAAATGCTCCAAGATATAGAGAAAAAAGACTTGGGCTATTAAATGAGCAAACAATAAAAGAGTTTAAAGATAAAAAACCTTTATACTCAGACATAGATAACGTTAAATTAAAAAAGATAATAAAGCTATATAATACTAATTTGTGGAAAGCAGTAATTGAAAATAGAGATGGAGTTGAGTTACCTGATTCATTAGGTTATATGTTTATAGGAACATGTAAAGCTTCTAAATCTGTAAATACAAATTATGCATTGTCAAAAGAGTATGGTAAAGTTTTACAAAATAAGAATTGGGAAACAGATGGTAATTTAGGTAAAATATTTTATACAAATTATTCTACTAAATATAGATTTAAAAATAGAGAGCTATGGAGATTTGTTGCTTGTAGAGATTTTAAAAGAACTGTTGCTAAAGATTATCCCGGTAATTGGACAAAATATGTAGTTATGAAAAACAAATATAGAGTAGCTCATTTGTATGATGCAAACTTAGAAGAAACTAATAAAGCATTAGAGCGTTATAATGAATTTGAAAAATAAACAACATGTCAACAATAGCACAAGTAATATCTAGAATAAGAGGTCAAGTCAAAGCAGAAGTACAAGATGGTTTTGTAACAGATAGATATATTTATAGTTTAATAGAAAAGCATGCTCAATTTTTAATGAGAAGACAAGATTATGCAAATAAACTATTAAAGTTCAATTCTGTATGGAAAACATTGCCTTATGTAGAATTAATAGATGTAGATAAAGTTGAAGCACATTGTTCAGGAATACAAAGTGGATGTACAATAAAACGTACAAAATTAAAATTACCATCTATGTTTGAAGGATATTGGGGTCCTTTAATCCGTACTATTAGTTCAATAGATGGTTCACAAGAATTACAAGCAACTCAACCAGGTACATATACATCAATGACTAAAACAACTTCTTTTAAATATAATAATACATTATATTTTTGGTGGTTAGATGGATATATATATTGTCCTAATATAGCATGGGATGCTATAAAAGTGGAAGGTGTATTTGACTCAGATATTACAGCATGGGATTGTGATAAAACTAATGATTGTACTCCACGGTATGAACAAGACATTTACATACCTGAAGCATTGTTTGCTGAAATAGAATCTCAAGTAGTTCAAACTATGATGAATACATTACAAGTTCCATCAGAAGATTCTGATAACAAACGTAATGCAATGAGAAATTAAAATAAACAATTATGGGAGTATCAACACAATATAGAACCTTTAGTCAATTAATGGAAGATGTTTCCATAGACTTTGCCAATTATGCTTTAGAAGGTATGATTGAACCTCAGCAATTAATTAAAGTTGCAACAAGAGTAAATTATGATCTTGGTTTAAGAATACATAGAACTAAAGAAGTAGTTATAGATATAGAACATGGTAGGGGACAATTACCTATGGATTTTAAATATTTAAATTATGCATTTAGATGTGGGTCATATAAAATTAATAATTCAATGCCATCTGGTACACATGTTGAAACATTCAATGATGTACCTTATGTTCCAGCACCTGATGAAACAGCTCCCTGTGAAGATGGTGAAGCATGTAAAGACGTATGTATTGTAAAAACATGTGATAAAACAAATAGTCATCAATTAGTTCAAAAAATTGGTCCATCACAATTTAGAACATATACAGACTGGACACCTTTACAAATAAAAGATGTAAATAGTCCTGTTTGTTTTTGTCCTAGTTTAGGTGCTCAAGGAATAGATGTTGCAGAAATAAGAGATGGTTTTTTAGTTACTACATTTAAAACAGGTAAAGTATATTTAAGTTTTCAAGGAGCCATGGAAAATGATCAAGGTGACTTATTAGTTTTAGATCAACCATATTGTAATGAATATTATGAGTATGCTATAAAACAAAGAATATTAGAAAATATGGTATGGGCTGGTGAAAATGTTTCTCAACAATTATCATTAGTAGAAGGAAGATTGAGAGGAGCAAGAAATAATGCTTTAGGTTTTGTTAATACTCCTAATTTCCAAGAAATGAAAAAGCTTTGGACAATGAATAGAAGAGCACAATATCATAATTATTATAATATGTTTTTAAGTTATGCACCAGCAAACCCTCAAGTAGTTGCAGGACCAAGAACATCAACAAGTGCAACAACTGAATGTCCAACTTGTTAAAGAGTTAATATATTATGGCAAAGAAAAAGTCTACACCAAAGAGTGCACCAACAAGTAAAACTAGTTCATCTGTAAATACAAATACATTTGTAAAAGGGATGAATAAGGATATTACTCCATCTATGGAGAATAACCAAGCATGGTGGCATGCCAGAAATGTTGCAAATAATTCTGAAGATGGTGATCTAGGCATTATTGGAAATGAACCATCAAATTTATTATGTGGAGTAATACCTTACACAGTTATAGGAGCTATACACAGATATGGTGATGAGTGGATTGTATATTCTACTGATAATTTAAATTCTGAAATAGGTTTATTTGATGACAGTGAATGTAAATATACCACATTAGTAAATGACCAATGTTTAAATTTTAGCAAGAAATTTTTAATAACTGGAGCAGCAAAAGAAAACTTTGATTGTTCTTGGCAAGTGTATTGGGATGATGGAAACAATCCTTCACGGTCATTAAACTTAGACAATATACCTTACAAAAAAATTAAAGTATCTGGGTTAGATGTTGATGGACTACCTTGTACAGTATTTGAAGTTATAGAACCTAAGATGTTAGATTGTGAACAAATTAGACTTGCTCCTTTACTAGATACACCTTGTGTTAAATTAAATAAATCTACAGATAGTGGTATGTTAGCAAATGGATCATACCAAGCCTTTGTAGCATATGTAGAAAATGATCAGAGAGTAACTGATTATATAGGTATGTCTAATATACAAACTCTATGGAGTCATTTAGGTACAGATGGTTCATTAGATGTTTTATTTGACAATATTGATCAAGACTATTTCTATTTTGAATTAGTAATATTAAGAAGAAACCAAGGTCAAACAGATGCAAAGCAAATAGGAATATATAGTACAGAAACAAAAGAAGTTAATATAGATTTTATTGCAGTAGAATTAAAAAACATTCCTATAAGAGAACTTCCTCAAATGAGTCCGGCTTATGAAAAGTCTGAATCTATGTTTGTTGTAAATGATTGGTTAATAAGACAAGGACCAACAGAGCAATTTGATTTTAACTATCAACCTATAGCAAATCAAATTAAAGTAAATTGGGTAGTTAATCAAGTACAAAGTGAATACTATTACAAAGGAGGTAATAAGGTTGGTTTGATGCGTGATGAACAATATACATTTTTTATAAGATGGATATATAATACAGGAGAAAGATCTTCTTCTTATCATATACCTGGGAGAGCTCCTCAATTATATAATACAGTTACACAACAACCAAGCACAACAACAGGTCCTAATATTTATTTGGAGGATGCAGAAATTTTTGGCAATAATGTTTTAGATATAGCAGGAGATCCTTTATTTAAAGTATATAACACGGCATCTACTATAGCGTCAGGATTATCAGAACCTGTTGATGGTGAAGGAATAGTTATAGCCCGTGGTAATATGGGATACTGGCAATCATCAGAAAGATACCCAACAAGAAAACCAGACATCTGGAACTCAACTTATGTTGATCCAGAAACAGGAGTAAATATTGGAGGAACTAATGATACACAATATGATTTATGTGGTAAGTTTATTAGACACCATAAAATGCCAACAGAAGAATTAGGATCATATTTACATTTGTCTAGTACAAATTCTGATTTAATTAATGTTTTAGGTGTTGAGTTTGAAAATATAAAAAGACCAAAATATAATGATGGTACATATATCACAAATGTAGTAGGATATGAATTGCTTAGAGGTTCAAGACAAGGTGCTAGATCTATTCTTGCTAAAGGGTTATTTAGAAATATGCGTGAGTATGATTTACCCAATGCAGAAAACCTTATAGGAGGAAGTGTGCAAGGATTATATCCTAATCATCCTTATAATGATTTAAGACCAGATCCGTATTTTCATGATGGTTCAACTACTTCTACAAATATAACTAAAGGTTGTAATAGTTGGTCAGAAAGTATAAGTGATTATCCACCACTAAGTGGCTATTCTAAAAAAGTATTTACATTATCTTCACCGGAGTTAATGTTTACTAAACCATTTTTAAATGCATATGAAACTAGATTGTATGGTCAAGTTTCAGGACAATCAAGTGGGTACTTTATACCCTCAGAAGAACATCCTCAATTTAAATTACTAAGAGGGGGAGCAGCAATTATTAGTGCGGTTCTTGGTGTTGGATATGCAATGCAGCAAATCAGAGGTTCACAAAAAAGTAATGTAATAGGACCAAGAGGAAATCTTTCTTCTCAATCAGGAACGTTTGGAGGATTGGCTGGTGTTGGTAATCAACCAGGTTTAGCTATGGCAGCTTATCTTACAGCAACTGGGACAAGTAATGTAGCTACAACAGTAATTAATGAGGTTCTAGAACTACTATTTGAAACAGCAGCGGGTGTTGCTGATTTATATACTGGTGGCTTACTTTATCAAGCTCAACAAACTGTAAAAAGTATAGCTGGACAAAATCAAGGTACTATACCTGGGATTATGGGAGGTTATGAAGAATCTTCTCAAGAAACAACAACACCGTTGTCTTCAATGCCATTACTATTAAGATCAATAATTGCAGCAACAACTTCTAGAGCAAACATTGCTTTAGGTGGAAATGAGATGATTGAGTTGTTTTATAATCTTATTAAAAAATCTGAGTTTGCATGGAAATATAATTCATATGGTTTGTTTACAAATTTTGCAAAAGTTAACTCAGGATTATGGAGGATTAAAAATACAGCTTCTAATTACTTAGGCTCTTCTTTTCAAATGTTTGATGATGGCAACTATAAAGTAAATAATTTATTTAGACCTGAAACAGTAGCAGTAGCATTAGAAGAGAATATTGCAGATCCAGATGTAGAAGATAAGTCTAGATTTTGTGTAGGTGGGTATGTTGATTCAGGTGGTACAGGAATTAAATGGAGTAACGGCTATTTACTAAATCCTAAACAAAGTAAAAAATCAGCTATATCAGCTCATTATGGAGCATTAAAATATAACTTTGATAATCAATATGGACAACTAGATGGTATAAAACAAGTTCCTATGAGAGGTTGCCTTGAGTTATTAGATCTATATGCTCCTGAAGCAACATTATATAAAAGCAAACCAATTTTTGCAGGAGATACATTTGTAGGTAGATTTACTGAGAAAGTAATTATGCCTGTGTTTTCTAATTTTCTTATTGGTCAACCTGATGAATTTACATTTGATTATTCATTATATGTAAATATACCATATCCAAGGTTTTGGTTGAACTCACAAAAATATGATATAACACCATTAGCAGATGAAATAATTGGTTTTGGAGTATTTAGCCCAGGTTCTTTAAGTTCAGCTATGCCAGGAGATTTATTTTACTTAGATAGAGGAAATCAATCTTGTGGTAATACTGCATGGAATAGGATAATGAAACAAAGCAGTGATCCTAATCCCATGTTAGCTATGGAGTTTGCATACATGTATACACATACTAATGGTATATTAGACTTTTATGTTGAAACAGAAATCAATCTTGATCAAAGAGATTGGGAAGATCATCCAGCAAAACAAATATATGATGTATATAATAACAATGACATAGATGAACTTTTTCATGCTAAGATTGAGAAGTCAGGTAACTTTTATAAGTATGATGAATCACTAAGCCCATCAAAGTTTGTAACACAATTAAGTACATTTGGTGCACTTCAACTTAGAGATTATGACCCTTTAGTTAGTGAACAATGTTTTATTAATTATCCTAAAAGATTAATATATTCTTTACAAGCTCAACAAGAAGCAAGAAGGGATTACTGGAGAGTATTTTTAAACTTTAACTATAAAGATTTTAAAAATGCTGTTAGTGTAATTAAACCTATAAGTAAAACAGGGGCATTAATGTTTTTCCCTTATATGTCTCCTCAATTATTTCAGGGGGTAGATACTTTAAAGTTAGGTTCAGGGACTAATGTAACAATAGGTGATGGTAAATTATTTAATCAAGCTTTGCAAAATATAGCTAATGCTGACATATCTACTGAGTATGGATCAATGGAAAGCTTAAGGGGTGTTATAAATACTCCTATGGGATTATTTTTTATATCTCAAGCACAAGGAAAAATATTTCAATACGGTGGTAAAGCTTTAGATCCTATATCTAATAATGGAATGAAGTGGTGGTTTGCTAAATATTTACCTTCTAAATTTATAAAACAGTTTCCTAACTCAGAAAATTCTGTATGGGTTGACAACCCAGTGAGTGGTGTTGGTTGTCAAGTGATGTATGACTCAGTAGATGATATAGTCTACTTTATGAAAAAGGATTATCAATTAAAACCTGAATATATAAATGGTGCAATTTTTACAGATGCAAGTGTAAAACCTGTATCTATAACATCTGGAGTTTATGGAAAAACCAATGTTGATATTGGAGATCCATTATTTTTTGATGATTGTTCATGGACAATTAGTTATGATCCAAAAATTAAAGCATGGATTTCATTTCATGATTGGCATCCACAGTTAGCACTTCCAAGTATTAATCATTTCTTTACAACTAGTAGTGCAACAACAACAGTTCCACAATGTCCTCCTGGATATAATTTTAATCCAGCTACAAATTTATGTGAGCAAAGTGTAAATGAAACTGTTGATGCAGAAATAAATGTTGATGAAATAGCATCTATTGTAACAGGTGGTGCAACAAATTGTTTATTAGATATTGTGATTGCAATAGACTGGTCAGGAAGTACTGGAAATATTAATTATACTCCTATGACTTTTGATTCTTCTGGTAATCAAACTGGAGGGGGTACTATGGGTAATAATAGTGCTGCTACAGCACAGATGCGTTGGTTAGATGTATTTATGGCTAATCCAAATGTTAGAGATTCATTAGCCGCAGGAACAATGCAAGTTGGTATTACTGGTTGGGGTACTCAAAGTATGCATTTAAATCAAGGTTCTTTAAGCATGAGTAGTAATGCTACTGGTGCAGCACTAATTGCATTATATAGTGCTAATTGGAATACTACTAATTCAACTAGTGCTCAAGCAGCTATTAATGCAGCAAATCCATTTAGTGGTACTGGAGGATTAGGTCAATTAAATGATAAAGCAAACTCTTCTTATGCTGCTCAATATCCAGCTAGAACTCAAGATCCATCTTTCAAACAAATTTTAATTGTTGTTACGGATGGAACTGATGGTACTGATGCTACAGGTATAGCTGCTATGCAATCTCCTAATGTTATGTCAACTAATCCGCCCCAAGCAAATAATACTGGTTTTTGGGCATCTCAATCAAATCAATCTGCAGATATAGATTTACAAGATGCAACCAAACAAGAAATATTTGCAGTATTCTGTGGAAACAGTACTGATTATCCAGGTGATCAAGACCTATTGAATAGTATTTCAAATACAACATATTTAGATACTAACCCTGGTGTTAGTGGAACTCCGGGACCTAATCAATATGCTATGAATACTGATATTGTTGGTGAATTAAATGCATCTGCTGATCAAATTGCAGGAGATGTATGTTCAACACCATTTGTATGTGAATGTCCAACTGGTTATACAAAAGTTTATTTAGATCCGGCAACTAATACATATACAGCTGATTCAGGTGTATGTGATGATGTTACTCCTCCTATATGTAGAAAGGTGACATGTGAATGTCCACCAGCTACAATACCAGGTACGGTGACTACAGAATTAGGCACATGTCCAGATAGTGCTCCTTTAATATATCAACTTGGAGATCCTAATTTTGTTAGTGATAGACAATGTAATTATTTCTTTTACATAAGTACTCTACCTAATTATGAAGTTGGTGGTTTCTGGAGACATAATGTTAGGTGTGATTCATTTGCTAATTTTTATAATGTTGATTATCCATGGGAAATAGATTTAATATCTAATACAGGTCAAGCAGTAAATACAGTTAGAAGTTTTGAATATCAATTAGAATCATACGTTTATAAAGGAGATCCACAATATAATATGTGTGGTGGTGATAAATGGGAAGATTTAAATTTTAATTTTGATTCAGCTATAGTATATAATAATGATCAGACTTCTGGATTGCTTGTTATTAATCAACAAGCTACAAATGATCCATGGGGTAACTTAAACTATCCAATTATAAATGCTAACAACATAGACATATTGTCTTCTAAAGTAGAACATAAATTTAGATTTAATCAATTTTGGGATGTAACAAATAATAGAGGTGAATTTCCTGATCCAACGGGAGTAATAACTCAACAGTCAGTATTTAGTACAGACTGCAATGGATACATCAGACCTTTAAATTTAACTAATATTGACTATGCTAAGTCAGCAACACAGCGTAAAAAGTTTAGACATTACTCAAACAATGTTATACTTAGAAGAAATGTGTCTGGAAATAGAAAGATGTTATTGAGATTAAATAATACTAAACTTTTACTATCACAAAGATAATGGCACATAAAAAAAGCATAGGACTACCGGGAGGACCAAACGAATATCTTAAAGATATAACACAATATATATCTGTAGATGGGTATAAGGCAAATAGCCCAGATGTAAATAATCCATTTAATATTATTGAGTCAGGTAATATTACTATGGAAGGTGTAGACTTTCCAGTTAGAGGGTATGGTAATAATGGTGTTGTTCAGGATATGACACCAGGAGTACCACATTATGATTATGGAAATGCAGACTATGTTGTTGAAGTACCAATGGCACAAGATGGTGGTGATCCTGAAATGATATTTAAAGAAAAGTATAATACACCACTTACTAAAGAAGAAAAAATTGAATATGAAACTTGGGTAGCTTCTGAATCTAAAAGACAGAATAGAGATATTATGTGGGATCTTGGAACATATGATATTCAAGGTTTTTGGAAGTCTGGTGACCATATGAAAATGGATGAGGATAATCATGGAAGTGATAAATGGAAAAAACCAAATCATCCAACATTTAGTAATCAGTCTAACTACCATAATGTAGACGGGTATATAGGTGGTACATGGGCAGAAGATGGAGGATACACTCCATCAGATTATACTACAAAACTTTATGATAAAGCATATTATAAAAAATTGTTTGGTAGAGAGCCCAACCGTCCTGAATATTTAAAATTAAAGAAGCAGCAAAATGGAAACGGAGAAACAACAGAAGATGACAATATCCAAACTGTAAATTTACCTGAAGTAGAGATAAAAGGTAAAAAGAAAAAGAATTGGTTTTTAAACTCCTTGAATAATACTTTTAATCCTTTACTACAAGTAGATAATGCACTACAAGTTTTAGGTATACCTGCTAATTTAGTTAGAGAAAGTATAGAGGGGTTAAGTGATAGTGGAGATGGTGAGTTTAATTGGGGTAATATTGTTCCTGATGTATTTGGTACTACTATACTAGATGATGATGCAAAACAAAAATCAGTATCAGAAACTTTAGGTATAGATAATTTTTGGGGAGGATTAGGAGTTGATTTACTTACAGATCCCACTTCTTATCTTGGTGTTGGTGTACTTAAAAATGTGCTAGCTAAATCAGGTAAAAAAGTAATACCTAAAGTAATTAAAAATATAACTACTAAAGGAGCAAAAAGCACAGATGATATATTAAAACAAACTGATGATTTTGCATCAGAGATAAATTGGGGTAAGTGGAATAAAGATATTCCAAACAATAAAGCTTTAGTAGATGAATATACAGAAATTGAGAAACTTGCTAAAGCAGATGGATCATGGATGAAGAATGCTGATGGGTCTGCATTTACATTACCAGACGGCTCTTTAGGTACAGCAGAACAATTTGTTCAAACAAATAGTAAGAATTTTAAAAAGGCATATCCTAATGGTATGGATGTAACTTATAGAGGAGCTGATCAACATATACCAGAAGGCATGAGAGGTCAATACTCAAGTATATATAATAATGATGTAATAAGAAATCCTGTAGGTACTGGTTTATTTACTGGTGATTTAAAGCTAGCATCTGAATATGGTTTTAATAATATTAAAAGTGGTGCTAATCCTTTTTTTACATCTAGTCAAAAAACATTAGATGATATTATAGCTGCAGGTGGTAATCCCAAAACAGCTCTTAAATTTGGTGAAGATGGTGGTATATATAAATTAGCTATACCTAATGTAGATGAGGGTAGGCATATTAGTTTTGATGCAGGACGTAGAGATTGGACAAATCTTAATGAGCCTTATGTTTGGGATATGATGTCTCCAGAATTACAACAAGCTTCAAAAAGAGCTAGACCAACTGGTGGCAACTCTATTATGTATGATCCTAATGCTAAATATGCTGAAACATTTGCAACAGATGATGTGGCATCATTAGTTGAAGAAGTAGGTGCAGATAGAGCTACAATTAAAAATGTATATGATTTTGGTGTAGGGGATGTTCTTATTCATAATAATAAGAAAGGTCAGTATGCTAAATCATTATTTGGTAATGATGGTAATTTTAATTTAATGGATAAAAATATATATAAATCAATTGCACCACTTACAATTGGCGGTTATGGTTTAAGCCAACAACAAGCAGGACCTGGTACTGATAAAGGTAATACTCCAACTTCTTGGAAAGAATTAAACATTAATGTAGATGGGTTAATGAAAGGTCTTAGAAGAGTTGAAAGTGCTGATGGTACATTAATGATGAACCCATATTCTACAGCAACAGGAAACTATGGACAAAGATTTTCTGAAATTAAAGACTTGTATGAAGGGTCAAGAAAAGAATTTTCACAAGATTTAGAAGCACAAGACAAATTTTTTAGAATGCGTTTAAATGAAGGAATTGAGTCTAATGAAACAACTCCATTATTAAAAGATGCATTTGAATTAACTACTGAATACAAAGATCAGCTGGGTGATAACTGGAATTTTTCATATGAAGATGTAGCAGCATTATCTAATTATTTAGGTAGAGGTGGTACAAGAAAATACTTTGGAAACGTTATAAGAGATGGTATGCCATTAAGTGAGGTCTTTCCAAAATTGTTTGGAGAAAATGTTAAGCAACCAAATAAAACTCCTAAAGAGTACTTAAAAATCATTAATGAGTTTTATAAAGATGGTGGTGAAAATATTTATAAAGTAAAAAGTGGAGATAATTTAAGTAAAATAGCAAGAAATTATAATACTACTGTAGATGATATAGTAAGTATAAATGATATATCTAATCCAAGCATGATTAGTATTGATCAAGAATTATTAATGCCACAAGGTGTATCACTTGAAAACACACCTTCTAGCTATACAGTTAAGCCAGGAGATACATTAGGAAAGATTGCTTCAAGACATAATACGTCATATCAAAAGCTAGCTAAAATAAATAACATATCTGATCCAAACATGATACGTGTTAATCAAGATATTTTATTACCTGAAGACTACAGAGAAGAAGTTCCTATGGCTGAAGAATCATGGATAAGCACAGATGTACTAAAGAAAAATACTGATGATATTAATGCATTAGTTGATGAACAAGTAATTGTTAAATCTCAATTATTAAATAATCCTAATGAAAGATACGTTGTTATAGATAAAAAGAATGGAAGGTTAAAACTTTATCATGGTGATGAGATTATAACAGATTTTGAAGTATTGACAGGAAAGAATGAAGGAGATCAACAGACTGTTACGCAACCTATTGATAAAAATAGAGATGGTAAAATTACTGAAGAGGATAAGATAAATGGTATATATCAAGTTGATTGGAGTAAAGGTAATTTATCTACTGGGGCAGGTAAATTTAAAATTAGTAATTCTAGTCCAACAAGTAGTAAAAAGTATATGAATGCTCCTAGCTTTAATTTAATAAATGAAGCAGGTATAGAAGTTAGTACAGCAATCCACGGAGCTCCTTCTTATAGACAAAAGTATTTTGATAATAATGATATAACAGACAACAGAAGCTCTAATGGTTGTATAAATGGTAAATGTAGTGATCTGCAAGGTTTATATGATATGGGTTTACCAAACAATACAAATGTATATATTTTACCTGATGATGAGGGTAATGCTTTTGAAATGGTAGATGGTCAGGCTGTATTAAGAATGAGTAGAGAAAATAGAGAAAGTTACCAAAGCTATGAAAGAAATAATCAAACATATAAAGGTCAAGGAGGTAACTATACAATTAATACATTAAACTATAAACCTATACGTGCACAATTTAATGTAGATAAATTTAAAGAAGATGTGTTTACTGCATTAGATTTTAATGATGAAACTGAATTGTATGAAACAACCATTCCATTTATAAGTGCATTAATGGATAACAAGAAAAAGATAATGCAAACTTCTAAAATACCTAGTGATGTATATAATGAAATAGCAAAAATTGCATTTGGAATATATGGTACTGAATCAAATTATGGAGACACTCATTCTGCAACAGGTAATTTTAGTAGAGCAGTCAATAAGTATTTTAATCCAAAGCAGTCATCAAGTCCTGATGTAAAATCTAAATATTCTACATATGGTGCAGATAAAGATTCTAATAGTGTAGGATATACACAAATAAGATTTGCATTTTTAAATGATACTGAGAAAGCTGCATTAAAGGCATTTAATATTACAGATAACTCTGATATGTTAGATCCAGAAAAATCTGCTATAGCTACAGCTGTTGTATTAGGTGTTAGGTATAATGAACAATTAACACCTTCTCAAAAAAAGAATCCAATGAAGTACTTACCTACTAAATGGAACAATAGAGCTAATTATGCTAAAAGGGTAAAAGATAACTCAAGTTATTTAAATATAGAACAATTAGACATAATGAAAGCAGGAGGAGAAATAGAAGAAAATGTGATTTATAAAAACTATATAGATGGTAAATATAATGGAACTAAAATGGATTCTAAAGGAGAAACTATATATGATAAGTTAAACAGAAAGTATTTAAGTAAAGCAAGAGAACAAGGAATGACACCTTCTAATTATGTTATGACTTATATAATTCCAAATTCTTAAACCCTAAAGATTAGTGAATCTCCCTAATTATTTGTATATTAATAATATAATATTATGAGTTTGAAAGTAAACAAAAAAAGTGTAAAACAAGATGGAGGAGCAATGATTCCTACACAACCTGGTATGGAACAACAACCACAGGTTGATCCTGCCGTTCAACAAATTGGTGAGTTTATTAAACAATCACTAGATGAAGGTGCAAAACCTGAAGAACTAGTAATGAGTTTAGTACAACAAGAAGTTGACCAACAAACTATTGGTCAGGCTTTTATGATGATTGGATATGAGCAAGAGGATGTTATTACTTTATTTGAGCAGGTTCAAGTATTAGCAGAACAAAAACAAGCTGGTGCAAATGAAGTAAATCAAAACCCTCAACAATTAGCACGTAATCAACAGATAGAGCAACGTCAACAAGGACCTGTTGAAACTGAATCAATTGATACAGAAATATCTGAGACTATGATAGCTAAGTCCGGTATAGAAATAGACCCTAAAAATAAGGGTAAGTTTACTAGATGGGCTAAAGCACGTGGTATGAGTGTTAAGGAAGCATATAACAAGGTTATGTCTAACACCAAGGCTTACCCTCCATCTGTAGTTAAGATGGCTAATTTTGCAAAGAACGCTGCAGGATGGAAAAAGGAAGAAGGTGGAGAAGCATTTACTCCGCATATGATGTATAAAGGCAGAAATGCTGTAAAGGCACAAACATATGAAGATCATTTAAGATTAAAAGAAGATGGTTATGTTCATGCTGATGAACGTAAGAAAGCAAGAAATGGTGGAGACATGATATATCCAATTGGTGCAGCTACATCATCTAATGCACTTCCGTTTGCAATGATGCCTCAAGCATATGATGGGCTTGAATTACAAAAGAAAGAAGCAGCAGCAGCTGCAATAGCAGCAGGTGAAGAAGGGTCTGATAATAAACAAGATGATTATATGAGTCAGTTTATGACTAATATGAATACTACTCTTAATGAACAAAACACAGAAGGTGACAACTCAATAAAAAAAGTAAACAATACTATATCTCAAGGACCATTATATATTTCTCCTAACATATATGAGAAAGATGGTTTTTCTTTAGGTAATGCTTTTAATTCTGTTCTAAGAGTTGGTAATAATGCCTTTGGTGGTAAGGACCTTGATGGTGATGGAACTAAAGATGGTTATTTAAGAGACTTAAAGCCAAAAGCTATAAACGCAAAAATTGATAAGTATGCAAATGCAAATTATAATGTAAATTTAGACGGTGTATTTACTGATGAAAATATAGAAAATGCTGAAGTTGCATACAAAAAATTTATTTTTGAAAACCCAACTGCAGATGATCAGTATGATGCAGTAGGTAATCTAGTTAATAAAGGATTAGAAGATAACAATATACCTCAGATTGAAATTCCTCAAGGTTCAGAAGAAGAATACAAAGACTTTATAGAAAAGAATACAGATCTGTTAGGTGAGACAGCAAAAGCAACATATGAAGCATTAAGAAAAAAACTAGGTTTTCAATTTGGTGGTTCATTGCCTAAAGCACAATATAGTGTTCCAGATAGTGGTGCACCTTTTGCAGATCCAATTGTTGATGAAGAACCTTTAAGCTTTCAAGACTGGTCCATGCAAGATTCTTTTAATAGAACAGGAGCTAATGCACCTCAAGAATATCAAACATATGTTGAAGGTTTTGGTAGTGAAGAGCAAAGACCAGAAGCTAGTACAGTACCGCTACCTCAAACTGCTGGTATTTCTAGTCCAACAGAATGGGATAAGGATGGTGATGGGATTCCTGATATGGGAATAGATATTGACATGGGTGATGGCACTGGTGTAGCAGGTAATTTTCAATCAGCATATGATAAGATTGTTAAACCTGAAGTAGAAGCAGACTTTGGAGGAGTAAAAGGTTTTGCTAAAAGAGCATACAATAGCAGTGGTATGAAAGCTTTTGAAGGTATTAGTGGTGGTGTTATAGATCTTACTGCAAATATATTTAATCCTTTGGCTAATAGAAAAAATGCTTTAAACGAAGAGAAAGATAAAAGAAGTAGAATTGTAGCTGATGAGTTATTTGCAATTGAAACAGATCCATTTAACTCTAGGGGAACTAACAATATTCAAGGGGGACCTAAAGGTTCTGAAGCAGATAGAACAACGGGTTTGTATTTAAATCAAGGTGTAGTAACATCTAAGATGGGTGGTGGTACTAATAATGCAGGATTTAAAGCATTACCTGCATCTGTTCAGCATAACATACTTAGCAATCTTGCTTATGGTGGATCTACAGGTCCAGAAGCTTATCTGGCTAATGTAGCACAAACAGGTGGTCCAACAGCGGCAAAGGCAGGGTTAGGAAGACTCCTTAAAGAAGGTGTTGAACAATTACCTGGTGCTTTAAGAAAACTTAAAACATTTTTTGGAAGTAGTGATAAAGCTAATCCTTATGTAAGCTTTAAAGGATTTGGAGATGGAGATATACCACAGAATGGACCCAATGCATTTAATGAATATATGGAAAGTTTTGCTATAATTGATCCTGCAATACTTGCTACTATGACTGGATTACCATTTTTAGAAATGTTTAGGGGTAATATGAGAGAAGAAGAGGAAAAAACAAAGTTTGATAATGAACACAGAAAAAGCAGAGGAATGACATCTGACGGGGCTACTTGGAGAAATCAAGAAGGTGGAGAAATAGTGAGTGTTGATGCAACAATGTTAGCAAAACTAATTGCAGCTGGAGCTGACATAGAAAAATTATAATTATGGCAAAAATTAAAATAAACAAATTACCTAAAGGTTTTAAGCTTGTTGATGGCAAAGTTGTAGAAGACAAATTAATGAGAGACGGTGGTGATTTAAGAACCGGTGACCAAGCTGACTATGGTTTGGTAACAACTCCCCCAAATTATTTTGGAGATACTACATTTAATAATAGTTCTGATGAAAGTGTTAGATACAGTTTATCAAGTGTACCAAGAGACAATGCTAACATAGAAGCAGAAGGAGGAGAAACTGTATTGACAGATTTAAATGACAATGGAGATTTTGGTTTGTATAATATAAACGGACCTAGACACTCTCAAGGTGGTGTACCAATGTTTTTACCAGAACAATCTTTTATTTATTCTGATACACCAAAATTAAAATTTACTAAAGATGAAATGAGTGAGTTTGGTATGGGAGGTGATAAAAAAACACCAGCTAAAATATCAAACACTTTTGGTTTGAATCAATTTTATGCTGAATTAAATTCTGACTATGCTGATAATATTTCATCACGTAGTGCAGAACTTATGTTAAAAAAGAATATGGAAGATTTATCTAAATTAGCATTTATGCAAGAGTCTAAAAAAGACTTTGAAGATGGTGTACCATTAGCATCTCATCCTTATTTAATATCTGTAGGGATAGATCCATTAGAGTTTACTGCAAAAATGGAAAAGATTAGTGTTGAACAAGCTAGACAAAAAGCTATAGAAGCATTATCTCCAGCTGAACAAGAGCAATTACAATATTTACAAATGATGATTGCACAATCTCAGCAAGGTAATCAACAAGGTAATGTTGGACCTCAAGAGCAAATGGCTACAGAAGGTAATCCGCAACAAGGTCAAATAGATCAAATGGATTTAAATGTTGCTAACAATGATATGATGCAAACTGCAAGATTTGGTTCTGAGCTTGGTGATTTTTTAGAAAAAGCTCAAAAGGGTCCTGGAACTGATAAAGGCCCATCAGAAGGTACAACTTATAATGTAAATGGACGAACAGTAGGGAGAAAAGAATACATAGAGTATCAGATTAAAAATGGTATGCATATAGATATGTCTGGTGCATTAAAACCAGAATTTGTAGATAGCTTAACTGAAGAAGAAAAAAATAAATATGGTCCAGCTTTAGTAGATGTAAAAGATTATAATCCATTTGATATAGAAGGAAATAAAGAAAGATTTACAACCTTTGAGTATAATCCTCCTATTGATGGAAATGCTGATAAAGTATCAGGTGAGCAATCAGATGGTACTGTAGTAACTACTGCTTCTGATAATTTTGTAAATCCATATCCAAAAGGTAGTGATAAATATAAAAAATTACAAAAGTATCATGATGATGGTTATACAATAACAGAGAAAGATGGTAAGATAGATATTTTTAAAGCGGGAACATCTAAGTGGGAAAAGAACACCAGCAAAAGAGGATCAGGTTCAGGAACACCAACAGATGGAAAAGGGGTACCAATTTATTCTGAAGATATAGAAGGTCAAGGTGATGTAGTAAATGAAAGTGGAATGGGTAGATATAGATATGGAAGTCTATCAGAAGGTTCAAGAGACAGAATGCAAAAAGAAACAGGAACAGCAAGTTATGGTTCTTCTGATATTGAGCTAGAAGAAAACCAACTTGATTTTCAAGATAGATGGGGAGATGTTACAGAAACAATAGAAGGTTTTGATTATAAAGCTAAAAGAGGTACACCACAATATAAGAAACAATGGACTGAGTTTCAAACAAAAGCTGAAGCTAAAAGAAAGGAAGAAGCATTAGCATCAGGTATACCTTATGTTCCATACTTTAAGAAAAAAGGTTCAGAAGGATATGTGCGTGGAGAAGATTTTGATGGACAATTTGGTTTACATACATTTAATACACCTAGACTAGATGTAGACTATACAAAAGAAGAAAGGTATTCAATGGATCTTCCTGATAAACCTGAAGATAAAAAAAGGATAGATTTAGAAACAAAAGAAGGAATACCAAAAAGATGGTGGGCACAAGATGAAAACAATCTAATAACTTTAGCTGCTTTAGATGATACTTTAAGAACTCCTTTTGGTGTACCTATTGAACGTCAAAAGATTGATTATGTATTAGATGATTGGGCATCTCAAGTAGGTGCTAATAATTCAGCATTAAAAACTACATCAGATGCATTAACAGCAGCAGGTGGACCGCAAGCTTTATTAGCAAGTGATGTTTTTGGTAAAACAATGGAAGGCAATATAAAAGCTCAAACAAATGTTAACCAAAAAAATGTTAATACTATGAATAGAATTGCAACTTTAACGCCTCAGTTGGATCTTAAAGTTGATATGTTTAATAATCAAATGAATCAAGGAGTATATGATAATACTCAATTAGCATTAGAAAACTATGAGCAAAATGCTAATAAAAGAAAGATCAAAGCTAATGAGTTGTTTAATGCGGGTGCAACTAATGCAGCTAATACATATAATCTTAATCAGCTTTATGATAATTATAACATTAACCCAACTGTATACGGAGATGCTGAATTTACAGAAGATGGTAGAAAGTTTGTTAAGAATAACCAACAAGATGCACTAAATGCTTATTATGATAAAGTTGCTGACTATCAAGTTAAAACAGGTAAACCTATGCCTGATAAGCTAATGGAACAACTTTATCCAGGAGCAGTAACTACTGATGAAGAACTGACTGCAGGCCAAGAAGAGTACAGAAAAAACAGAGAATCAGGAAATACTGGAGAATATAATAATGCAGTAAAAGCTAGGAAAGGATTAGAAAAAGGAAAAATACCTAAGTGGGCAGTGCCTTTTTATACAGGTAAAGTAGGAATATAAACTTAAAGAGTTTATGCAATACACTTTGTACACTTATTAAATTATATTAATTTTACATTATGGCAACATACGTTAAAGGAGCACAGCAATATACACCAGATATTAAACCGTTTACACCGGATTATAAATTTCTGTCTGCCGTTTTGGAAACAAGACAAGATAAGTATGACACAAATTTTAAAGCAACCAATGAACTTTATAATAAAGTAGTATATGCTGATCTTTCTAGAGAGGATACAAAAGAAAGAAGAGATCAATATGCAGAACAAATAGGCCCTCACTTAGAAAAAATATCTGGAATGGACTTATCTTTAGCCCAAAATGTTAATGCTGCTAAATCTGTGTTTGCACCATTCTTTGATGATGATCTTACAGTTAAAGATATAGTTTATACTTCAAACTATAAAGATCAAATGAAACATGCTGAAAGATTAAGAAACAGTCCTAGTGAAGATATGAATGAAAGATATTGGGATATAGGAGAACAAGGTTTAAATTATAGAATGCAAGATTTTGTTGATGCTTCATCAGAACAAGCATTAGGCATGACAGTACCAAAATATGTAGATGATGTAAAGTTATTTAAATTAGCTACAGAAATCTTAGAGGAAATGGATCCTAATCTTAGTATGAAGATGGATAGGCCAGGACCAAATGGTAATTTTATTATCACTGAAAAGAATGGTAGACTCATAACTGGAGCTGCTTTACAAACTTTAGAAGGAGCATTGTTGAATGACCCTAGAGTTCAAAGAGCATATGCAGAAAGATCTTTTGTACAAAGTAGACAATTTGCAGATCAAGGTATACAAGCCGGTAGATTTAGCAATGTTGAACAAGGTCAACAAGCATGGGCTAGTGAAACAATAGGTAGAATTACTGAGATTAACAATAAAAGAATTGAAGAAACAGGCCAAGAGTTAACTCAATTAGAAAATGCAAATGTTAGATGGTCAAACTATAAAAAGAGAAATGGAATTATAGAAGGGTCTGATGATGATAATGTAATGAAAGAAAATTTATCTGCAGCAGAAGCAACACAAATAGCTTTAGATAAATTAAAAGGTATTCAAACTCAAGGTAATAATCAACCAAATACTATTGATGGTTCATTAAATCAAGCTTATAGCATGTTAATGAATCATAATATAATGAGTGATTTAACAGCAGCTGCTCAATCATACTCTGCAAGAGATCAAGAATATTTAATAAGAGAAAACAAATTTGCTTTAAATGATCAGCAATTTCAACAAGATCTAGCTAAGATGAAAGCTAATCAGATTAATCATCTTGCTAGAATAAAATATAAGGCTGGTCTTGATGAAGATTTAGCAAGAAAGAAAGGTGAGTTGATAAATGAGAATGGTGAAAATGATCCATTAATTGAACTTTTAAAAGGCAATAGAACTACTAGAGGTAATACTAATACAATAGAAGTACCAGTAAATTCTGACGGAGAAGTAAGTCAAAATGCTGATATGATTCAAAGAACAGCATCACAGTTCTTAGAAAAGGATAATGCTTTAGCTGTTAATCAAGTTGATAAAATAACAAGAGCTTTAAAATTATTATACCCAACAGGAACAGATGCAACTGCAGATCAAATGGGTACAGGTATTTATGAAATAGAAATACCAAACAATACAGGAGGTACAGATAAGTTTACTGCAAACTCATTGGATGAAATGTCTTCTTTATTATTAGATCCAAAAATTGAAGGTAAAGGAGAAGATCAACAAATGGTTGGATATATAAACAGAGATGCAATTAATTCTATATATGGTTTTGTATCTACAGGCTTTACTAATACAGCCGATGTTACTAGACTTAATCCAGAATTAACTTTAGGTAGTGATCAAAGAACTCAATATGATGAGTTATATAATGAGATTGCAGGTCTTAATGGAACTAACACACAAGTTAATGCATTAAATACTTTTATTGGTGAGGTACATGATAATTATGCAAAAGTATATGAATCTACAAGAGGAAATGTAGTTGATGGAACAGATGCAAATTTAGTGTCTATATATAAATCAGGATTTCCTGATATTCTAGATGCTGATAAAACAATACTTACACAAGATGAATATCTTAATAGAGTGGTAGAAGGAATTAGAAATGGAGACATTACTAATCCAGATTTAGATGGCTGGGATGATGGTACTTCAGATAAAGGTTATATGACGGATGAAGTCAAGGTTGAAATATATAAAGGTAGAAGTGGTGAAGGGCCTATAGTTGACAAAGTTAGATCAGTAAATACTGGTAGAAAGGTTATAGATATGAAAGCTGTAGAATCTGAAGCCAAACTAATCTATGATGCATTATATACAAATCTAAATGCTGCACTATCAGGTAGGACAGGAGACTTTGAAGTAAGAGATCTTGATTCAGAAATATATGGTTACTCTGGAAACTATTCTGATGTGGTTAGTAACAACAGCTATGAAAGAAATTTCAACCCTATGGTTAAAAATGAGCTGGCTGAAAAGGAAGTTTTCCAGATGATTACACAAATGAATACATTAGATGCAGAAGGTAGACCATATGGAATGTTTGCTGGGTCAATTGATCAATTTGGATCAAGTGATCAATTAACTAATACGAAGAGTGAGATAGCAGTTAAAGCATTTAATATATGGAAGGATGATGCAGCATTATGGTTAAGTAATAAAAGACCTGCTGTATCTACAGGTCAAAAAGCACCAGCTGCTAAAATTGTATACATGCCAGTTGTTGGTTTATCAGAAGATGGTGAGAAAAATTTTGCTGGATACAGAATTGTATTTAGTTCAGATTGGTTAGCAAGCAAAAGAATAGGAACTAATACTGCAAACTCAAGTGAGATAGGAGCGTTAACTGGTGAGGAAATAAAATTTTTACAAGGTCTTACTAATGATGAAGATGATCCAACTACAGATTCAGGTGTATTTTTTCTTTATGAACAAGAGATTGATCAAAATACAAAGTCAGATAAAAATACATATTATTCTTTTGTGCAAGCTGATATTTCAAAGAACAAAGGCTATGCAGATTATACAGTAGCTGATGGTAATCAACCTACTGGTAAATATAGAATAGTTCAAGAAAAAGGTGGTTATTACGTTTATTCTGAAACATGGACTTATCAAAAAGGAGGCAAGTATCTTAAAGAAGAGAACACTACACAAATTGATATGGCTCAAGGTTTAGAAGGATTAGATAAGCAAGTATTAAATTGGCAAAATGAATTGTTTAATCTAAGGGAAAAAAATAGATTAGACAAACAAAAGGATGTGTCTGTTAACGGAGAAAAATAAAAGACTAAAAGATGGAGAACCAATCTAAGAACGCCTTAAAGGAAACTATAGATAACAATCAAAGACCTGCAATGAGTGTAACACCTGCAGGTCAACCTAACTTTATACCTATAACAGAAATGTTTGATACACCAGATACACTTCTGGCAGATGCTCTTGCAACTGATCCTGATTCTGTGGCTAGAGTAGATTTATATAAAACTGATATACAAAAGTACGGTATTGATGCTATGGCAAGTTTAGGTATAGCTGTTCCAAGTTTTGCAACAGATACCTACAATCCTGTTGATCAACAAAATCCTCCGGATAACACTTATTCAAAATTAAAAGGTGCATTTACATTAGATGATACAACAGGAGATGAAAGAGTAGCACCTGGCTTTGCCGGTATGAGGCAGAGTCAATTTATGAGATACTACAAACATCCAGATTTTACTGATTTAGGTTTTAGTCCATATGCAAATATGGAATCTTATTATAATGCCAACAGTACTGTATATGATGATATGACTAGAATGTGGAGTCAGTATACAAGTTTAGCTGGCTCAGGATTTAGCAGTGTATACAGATCTATTGGTGATGCTTTTGATGGAGATGCATATTGGTCAGCACCTGATTTAGAATCTGCAAGTGAATTTGAAGATGCAATGGGCATTGGTAATTCAAGTAGAAATGGTGGTATGGCATGGACAAACAACTTTTTATTAAACAGTGCCTATACTGTTGGTATATTAAGTTCTATTGCTGTAGAAGAATTAGCTATGGCAGGAGCAACAGTATTAACTGGAGGAGGAGCAGCACCTGCTGCTGGAGTTAGAACAGCTGTAAATGTTGGTAGAGCTGGTACTGCATTTAAAAACTTTTTTAATATTAGTAGAGCTGTAGGAACTACCAGAGATATTTATAGAACATTAAGGAATGCTGAACATGCTAAAAGCTTTTATGATGCAGCTAAGACAGGAGGTAAAGTATTAGGTCAAATGTTTGCTCCTAATACTTTGTATGCTCTTAAAAATTTAAAGACTACAAAAAATGCAACTCAAAATGGTGTCAACTTAGCAAAGATGTCTAGCACTTTTGGTGGTTTTTACAGAGATGTAAGAATGGTAAATTATGCAATGGCTGAATCTAAGATGGAAGCTGGTATGGTTTATAATGATGTTATGAGAACTGGTATTGATACTTATAACAAAAATAATCTAGAAACAAAAATTGTTAATGGTAAGGAGATAAAGGTTAATGTAAGAAATAATGCTCAGGTTACTCCTGAAGAGATGAAAGTTATAAGAGAGAAATCAAGCAAGGCAGGATTTTATACTCAGATGGCTAATGCACCTATTATATATGCCAGTAACTGGTTTGTATTAGGAAATGCACTAGGTGGTTTTAATAAGTCTTTAGGTAGAATGATGAATGACACCTTTAGAAAAGGATTAGGAGGGAAAATAATAAAAACAAAAGCTACAAGATCTGCTACAGGAGCACTTAATAAAAACGTTTTTGAAGCTTCAGGAACAGGGTTAAAGGGATACTTAAGAGGATTGAGAGCGGCAGGTGTTAAAGGTAATTTATCTGGAGTAGCTGGTGCATCCTTAAGATACTTTTCTAATAATGTAGCAGAAGGTATACAAGAAGTTTCTCAAGAAGCTGTATCAGCAGCAACTAAAGGATACTTTACTGCTGTATTAAATGATCCAATGGCTGGAGGTATTACACTTAGAAATCAAATGATTTTATCAGGTATGGGACATCAATTATCTGGAGAAGGTTTTAGTGTATTTATGTCTGGATTTTTAATGGGTGGTGCTATACAAGGACCGCAAAAGTTATTCTTCCAAGGTGTACCTGCTATATATCAAGCTGGTAAAGGTAAGTTTGGTACAGAAAAAATGAAAGCAGAATATGCTGAATATAAAAAGAACAGAAAAGATTTAGTTGCAGAAGCAGTAGAAGGTTGGAATAAAGCATGGAATAGTCAAGTAGATAATCCAGGTGCTATATTTGATCAAACAAAATTTAATTATTTAATTCAGAAGCAAGTTTCAGAAGGAATGAAAACTACTTCTTATGATCAAGATATGTTTGGTTTTATTGATCAAAAAGATCTTGCTAAGTTTAGTCAAATTCATACGTTATTATCTCAAGGAGGTATTAGTCAATTTACTGAACAGCTTGAGGATTATTTAAAATTAACTGATGAAGAGTTATTACAAGCATTCCCTGGGGAAGCTAAGGATATTGCAAATGGAAAAATTAGAAAGCGTTTACAAGACTTTATTAACTATGCAGAAAAAACAGAATCAAACTACAATAATCTTAATGACAAGTTTGAAAACCCTTATGATCCATCAGCATATGAAGTAGGAACAAGAGAGTTTGCTTTAGAAGCATTAAATTATCAAGGATACCAGCATGCAAAGTATTTGCTTATGTATACTCAAGATAATTTTGAGAGAGCATTGGAAAGATCAGAATCTATTCTTAGTAATTTAGAGATGGATCCTTTGTTTGAGAAAATGGCAGCTAAGGACATTTCTATATTAAGTTCTATTGATAATATAAATAGAGAGATAGCATTACTTAGACAGGAAATAATGAGTACTGTTGAGATAACTGATAAAGAATTAAGTCTTCCTAAGAAAGGTGTAGGAGAGACAAATAAAAGAAAGCAAGAAAAGATTGATAGATTAGAAAGCATACTAAAAATTATTTCTGATCCAAAAAATCAAACTAAGAGTGGTGCATTTGATAGAAGAAAAATTTCAAAGCTAAGACCAGAATTTAGAAACTATGTAAGATATTTAGCATCCACTGAAGGATCTTTTTTAGATAGAGATAAAATAGACAATGCTTTAAAACAATTAGTTGATTATCACGCATTAAAAGGAAGAGCCCAGGTATATGATAAAGCTATAGAGTATTTATCTAATCCAGCAAGACTTGATGAGATAACACAAAGAACTGTTCAGTACGGTCAAAACTTGTATAAGAATATTAAAAGTCAAGTTCAAGCATCTATTGAAAAGTATTTAGAAATTACTGAGACAAATGAAGTAATGAATCAGCTGGCTGCATTAGGTGTTTATCCTGATCCATCAGAAACAAAAGCATTTTTACAAACAGGTGATATATCAAATTTAAAGACTTTTTATAATGAGAATGGTAAAGTAGAACCTAAAATAGATACAATATTATATGCTCAAATTGAAAGGATTATTGAACACTATACCAGCACTAGGGCAACTGAAGAAAAAACAGAAACCCCAGAAAAAAAAGAAACAGAAAAGGCAGAAGAAACCAGAACAGACCAAAATGACATCCTAAAAGATTTAGGTGTAGATGTAGAATTAGAAAAAACTAATGACACACCTATGCTAAATGAATTGTTGGAAAGACAATATAGAAAGTATAAAGCAACAGCAGCAATAAGCGGAGAGAATGTACTATTGTTTGAACAGTGGAGAAATAGTGAAGAAGGTTTAAATTTCCAGAACACGTTTAATGCTTTAAAAAGAGTGTGGGCATCAGGAGTTATACTACAGGCAGATAGTGAAGGTAATCCTTATAAGACAGTTGTAACTAGAGAAAATGTTACTAAAGAAGAAGGATTCAAAGATTGGTTTAGTCTAAGAGAAGTTAAAGAAAGCCCTATTGTAAAAAGAATATTAGATCAAGCAGGTTTAGTTATAACTGATATTGTTGAGTCAGAAACTGATCTGGGTAAAGAGGGTGATACGCTTAAAGGAAATAAAAATAGAAAGATATATAAAAGAGGTACACAAGCCAACATAGTTTTAATAAAAACTAAAGATCAGGAAACTGGAGAATTAGTAGAAATATATAAGTTGGTTGATAATAATGGCAAACCAATATCAAACAAACTACTAGAATTTGTAGACTCTAAGTTTGGAGCTTTTAGTACAGCTGCACAAGCAGTTGCAGCACTTAAAAAGATTGAAGCAACTGCACCAGATACAGCTACGTTTTTATTTGATGAAGTTGAATTGCAGCAAGGTGAAATCTTATTTGATGCACTGGGTAATAAGTATATAGTACTGAGTACACCTAAACAAGTTCAAGGTGGATACTTAAGAATTATAGAAGCAAGCAAGAATACTAGCAACTTACAAGAAAGAGAAAAGTCTGTAATTAAATTACAACCTGGACAATTTAAAGGAAGGTATTCATTACAAGAAATTAAAATGGATCTGCTTCCAGCAACTACAAGTAGATTAGATATTAATGATGTTGTATCTCCATATCCTTATAAGAACAATCAAGAAAGTAGAGCTTTAGCCCAACAAAGATATAATCATATTATATCACAGTTAAGCCCGGTTGAACTTGCCCAACTTGAATTATACGTAATTCCAAATCCGGAAGCAGGAAAGTTAGGTAGATACTATGCTATAGAAAGTTCTGATGGTAAAGTATATAAAGAATCTAATCCATATATACGTAGAATAAAATCTAAGTATGATATTGGAATTAGAATAGCAGATGATAAAGTTAGAAATAAAGTTAATCAAAGTTTAAGAGAAGCAGGGTTTCAAGTATCAGAAGATGTAAATGGTATTTTTGCATACTTACCTAATGAGTCATATGTGTTTTATGATAATCAGAATAACCCAATTGACCCACGTAATATAACAAAAGAAGAAGCTTTAAATACATTATATGTACCTAAAGCAATATCTAAGAATTTAACAAAAGAAGAGACTCTAGAATTAGCACGTAATAATTTTGCATTGAATGCAATGTTAGTTGAAGCATTAGACGGCATGAATATCTCTGAGCCAACAGCTATGTTATTACAAGCCTTTCCAAAAGAGATAGGACTTTCTATAGGTGGAGCACAAATGGCATATGGTCCAAAAGAGCTGCAAGAATCAAGAAGCTTAAGTTCTTTAAATTATCAGCATGCAGATTCAGAAGGTAACTATTTAGTTTATGATCTTAAAAGGGATAAAGGTAGAAAGACAAGAACTATTCAATCTAAAACTAACTTAGAAGGGAAGGCTGCAACAGCATTAAGAAACAAAGTTAAGACAGCACTAGAAAATTCTGGACAATGGGAGGCTATGATTTCAGGAACTGATAGATACTTAGCTGCTGTACTTTTACCTAACGGCCAATATGGATTAGTTAATTTAAAAACTACAAAATTTTCACAGGCAGAAGTTGAAAATTTATACACAGAACTTATTGAGAGAGCACAGCTAACTCAAAAAGAAAACCTAGATGAGAAAGGTGAAGCAAAAAATGAAGCATATAATATAGAATACAATGATGATTTGGCTAATGGTTTATTCATAAGTACTAAACCAGGTTTTAGTGTGGCTTTACAAGTAACTCCATGGGGTAAAATTCAAATGGATGTTTTTGATAAGAATAGTAAGAAGCAAGTAGGTGAGACTATAACTATTAACCAAAAGATTATAAATGACAAGTCATCAAAAATGTCAGCTGTTAAAAAAATTCAAACTTTAATCAACAAGTTTAATGAAGACACAGAAATTAATCTTGCTGGAATAAACATTACAGTAAATAATTTAAGAAGATCATTTGCTGATACAGCATCAGTTGAAGAAGTTATAAATAATTCTGAAACCAATGTATTACCAAGTGTTATAGAAAATCAGTCTTTAAAAGTTGTAGGTACATCTGCAGACATCCAAGCTTCAAGAGATGCTGCTGCAACAGTTAACAATAAAAAAACTAATGATGTAAAACCTAATAATAAATATACAATTGCTGAAGAAGCAGCAGAAAGTATACTTGATTTGTCTGATGCAGAATTTGATGCACAGCTAGATGAAGAGTTTGCAAACTTTCAAAAAGAATTTTTAGGTCACATAGTAAACAAAATAGTAAGAGGTGAAGAGTTATCAGCACGTGAACAACAAGCATATAATTTTTTAGAAAGTAAAATCAATATGTTAGTTGCAAAAGAAGGCGGTGCAGGATCTGTAACTATTAACAATGATTTAAAAGCTGATATAAATAGAAGAAGAAAAGCTGAGATTGAAAAAAAGGATGCTGAAGTAAAAAGAAGAAATCCAAAAAGTGGTGGGATTACTTATAATATGCTTAACTCAATTAATGCTAAGTATGATAAAGAAATAGCAGATCTAGAAAATAGAACAGATATAAATACAATAACACCATTAAGTATAGCTCAAGCTGAATTACAAGCTTTAAAAGCTAAATTGTCAGAAGGTGTAGATGGTAGGAGTATACGTAAAGTATTGAAAAATAATGAAGAGTATCAAAAGCTAAAAGAAAAAGTAAGAAAGCTAGGCAACATAAGCAATAAAATTCTTCCTTATACAGAATTGAATGAACAAGAGATTGAGAATATAGACACATTTAGTGCTTGGGCATTAGGAGCTTTACCAGCATACATTACTATAGAAGATATAGATCAGCTAAGAAACAATCAAAAGGCTGGTGGTATGAGAGTAGGTGCTTTTGTAATGTCTTTAAAGGATATTGCTGGAGGACTTACAGTTGATGGAACTATTTATACTGGTGCCTCATCTCCTTTTAAATATCATGAGGCTTTTCATAGTGTGTTTAGAATGTTATTATCTGATACAGAAATACAAAGATACCGTTCTATTGCCAGAAAAGAAGTAAGAGCTAAGTTAAGATCTGAAGGTAAAAACTTTAAAACAGAATTAGAAATATTTAAAAACTCTGCAGATACATATAGTAATATGACTGAAAAAGAGTTGATGAATGAATACTATGAAGAATATTTAGCAGATGAGTTTGAGAAGTTTAAAATGTCTCCAACAAAAACTAAAAGTTCTCCAGAGATAAAATCTTTGTTTACAAGAATTCTTGATTTTATTAAAGCTTTATTTAGCACAGCTGCTAAAAATGAGTTGTCAGTTTTATTTGAAAGCATTGACGCTGGTAAATATCAAAATGCCCCATTAGCTAGTAATGAGTTTACAGAAAGTTTACAGGAAGGTGTAACACTAGAAGCAAATGCATTAGTGCCTTATAGCCCAATACAAACGGAAGACAACAATGGGAATGTAAGAACAGGTTATTTATACTTAGATAATGACATTGCAGATCCTATGATTAGAAGTATTGCTGCTATGTATTTAGATAAGACATCTAAAATTACAGCAGCAACATATAGTCCTGCTGTTGAAATGGATGAAATACTAAATGATTTTGCATGGTTATATAGCCCATCAAATCCAAACAACTTAGAAAAGAGTGATGCTCAGATTGAAAAGCTGGAAGAGATTGAAGAAGCTTTTGATATATATGATGTAGAAATTAAAACAGAAGTAATTAAATTACTAAATGTTTTAGGTGATCAAATTAATGAAACTGATTATACATTAGATGAATTAGAAGATGGTACAGGTTTAAGAAGTACATCACAATATGATATTGATGCTTCATTAATAGGAGGGCATACTTCTTTATCTTCTAAACTAAAGACATATATTGCTACTACTACTTTATCTGAAACAGATTACTTTGGTAATACAGAACTAAAAGATGGGGTACCTTTAATTGTTGCTGTAGATTTTGTAGAAGCTTACAATGGTTTGCTTAAATCTGTTAAAAATATATCTGATCCAAAAAAGATTTTACAAAGTATGTATTTCTTTGGCCAGGAAAATGCACAAGTAGGTGCAGTAGTTAGAAGATTACTACAAGATGTTGGGATTAGCACTGATGAATTAGTAAGTTCTAAGTCATTAGGTAATCTTACCAACCCTAGCTTATTGCAATCTGTTGTAAAAGCATTTGAAAATTTCAGGGTAGATTACATATTTAATGAAAGAGATGAACTTGGTAATATTAGAATTTATTCTGCTGCTCAAAGAGATGATATAAACTCTCAACTTGACAGATGGAATCAAGCTTGGATAAGCAAGTGGAAACTAATTAAATCAGATAGTGACACAAAAGAACAAACGTTGACTATGCTTGCAGAGTTTGAAACTTATTTGAGTGGAAAGAAACAACCTGCAAAAAAGGATAAGAAAGCTAGTTCTAAAACAACATTGACTAATCAAGATCTTTCAAATATATCACTAGATTTTTCAATAAAACTATTTGATTTGGTAGGTATAAGATTAAGCCCTTTGTATTTACAATATAGTATATTACAAAACAGACCTAAAAACACAGTAAAACAAAAAGCATTAGTTAATTTATATAGTGATGAAACACCATTGCTTGCTACAGATATAAAAATGATGTCTGATATAATACAAAAAGATGCTGATATATTTGCTACTGATGATTCTGGTATGGACTCTAGGTTAAGAGAAATGAGTATACACAGTGCACCGTTTGATGAAACCATTGGTGCATCTGTATTTAAAAATCCTAATGGTGATTTAGTATATGCCCATCAAAAACCTACGTTACATTTAAAATCAATTGCTGATTTAAATAACCCAGGTAAAATAGATGAGTTAAAACTTTCTGATGAATACTTATTAAATAACTTCTTATTGAATAGTGCAGCTTTTGAAATGTTATCTACTGAAAATAGATTAAAGGTTTTAAGAATAGCAGGAAGTAAAGTTGGACAAGTTCTATCATCTGAACAAGACTTAAATGATAGTATCACAGGAATTACTTCTACACAAACATATGGAGATTTTACATCTCAAGAGTTTGCATTAGCTGTAATCAATAACTATACAGCATTATTAAATACTAAGAGTAATAAAGTAGATAGTGTTGAAGGTGTAGACGTAAAAGGAAACAAGTTTAAAAGAGCATTGGCACCAGTATTAATTAGAGTAATGGAAGCTTCTAATACTGGAGACTTAATATCACTGCCTGTAATAAAGGCTGTTGATTTTAATAATGGTACATCAACTTTATCAGATAAATTAATTAATGTATTTGTAGATAGAATTAGAACTGAGTTTGCAAGAATAAATAGAGAAGCATTTACAATGGACTCTCTTACTCAAGAAAATGAAGTTCTTGGTTACAACACAAAAGATGGTAGAGCATATAAGTTTACCAATAATTCTACAGTAATATCAAGTGATCTACAAGAAAAACTAAGAGTAATAGCTATTAGAGAAGGAAAAGCACAAAAAGAAATAACTCTTGATGCTGCAATAAAAGAAGTCTCTACAATAAAAGCTTTAAAGAATAATATTAAACTTAATCTTGATAACTCTTTTGATGAGTTTATGAATACCTTGACTGAATTGAACATGCTTAATGATATATCTAATAATGTATCAGAAGGTCCAGTTAATGCTGCAGGTGTGCAAAGAAAAGAATTAGTTGATTCAGCTAGATTGCTTAATCTTAATTATGATACTACTCACAACTTAAAACAAATATTTTTTAATGACTGGGCAAACACAGGAGCAATTAATGAAATTATTCTTGGTGATCAAGCTGTCTCTTTAAAAGATTCAGTTGATAGAATTAAAAGAGCAAAAATGCAGAATGCTGCATATGATAGTGCATATAGTGCTGTTAGTGCTCCATCACATGGAGTAACACACAATGTAGAAAAAATATCTCTGATAACTTTACAAGAGCCGGTTGGTGAATCTAGTATAACTGGACAGAACATTGACCAAGCTGATGCACAAATGTATCTTACAACTAAAGCATTTAGATATTTATGGTTTGGTTTTGGTAGACTTAGCCCAAGTCAAGCTGCTATGATTGATAATATAGAAGCAGGTCAAAGTATTACATCTGAAGACATATTTGGATCAGTTGAAGCATCAGAAGGATACATTAAAAAAGGAGCAATGCTTAATTCTAAAAAGCTTGTGTATGGTGATGGGTCTACTTTTCTTAAGATGTCTGCTTTTGTTCTTACACCAGAGTTTACTTCTATACAACTAGAAGATGGAACTTATATTGCTAAACCAAATAGAGTTAAATTACACAACTTAAGAGTTAAGTTAGAAGCTATTGAGTCAGAACCAAATGCACAAACATTGGGTATTGCAGCACCGTTGAGTGCAATTAAAATGAAGAAGCAAAGTCTTAATACTTTAGAAGAATTAGATAATGCTAATCCATTTACAAATCCTCCAACACAATTGGATGCTAGATATATGGGTCTACAAGTAATTAATCCAAGTAATAAATTAGAAGTATTAGATCCTACACAGATTAAACAAATTATTACATCTGAGCAAAAAGATAATGTAAAGGTAGAAGCTTTAGGGTTGACTGTTGGTAAAATCAAGGAAGCATATAATAAAGCAGTTTCACAAAGAGTTATATTAAATTATAAAAACAAAAGAAACTTAATCTTTACATTAGATACTGCACTGGATGAATTAAAAGTATCTGGTAAAGAAGGAGCGGTTACTCCTAATCTAGCTGCATTTCTTATTTATGCACAAGAAGGTTTAAAAGCATCAAAGTCTAGTCAACAAATATTAGATTTCTTTTCTATGACTGATGGTGTTCAAAATTATGATTTGAATAACCCTTTAGTTGTTCAAAAAGCAGAACAGTTATTCCTATCATATTTTAGCAAAGGAGTGCTGTCAGAAAAATCACCGGGTACTTCACTTACATTGTTATCAGATTTTGGTAACAAAGTATACAGAAGAGTTTATGAGGTAGAGACTATAGAGAAGGATGGAGAGTTTATAACTGTACCTGTTAGATCAGAAATAATTAGAGAAAAAACATTTGCTAAAGAATATTCTACAAATGATTTAACTGATTTAAATACTATTACATCTGATACAAAAGGTTTATCAGAAGGTTTAATTGTACTGGATGATTTAAGACATGGTCTTATGGAATATACAGATCCAAAAGATAAAAGTACTTCTACGGGTCAAAGATATACTGAGATGATGATGCCCTCACATTATAAAAGTGTGATGGACTTAATTGAAAATGTACCAAGTGCTAAAGTGCCAGAAGCAATATCAAAAATGTTTGGTGTAAGAATTCCTTCTCAAGACAATCATTCTGCAGTAAACATGAAGATGGTAGATTTTCTACCAGCTTACTATGGGTCTACAGCAATGTTTGCAAAAGAACTTGTTGAAGTATCAGGAGCAGATTTTGATATAGATAAAGTTTTTGCTTTGATGAAAGAATTCTATGTGCAAGACGGAGAATTTATAGAGTATGGTAAAGGTAATTTATATGAAGAGTATGTTAGATATACAAATCAAAAAACAAATACACCAGGAACAACTTATTCTGAGGCATTAAGTTTATTTGCAGGGAATAAATTAAAGGGTGCAACTGAAGTTACAGATGCTCAAATGAAGTCAGCATTAAAAGCAGGATTAGAAAAAAGAACTATACAGGCATTACAAACATTAGGTTTGCCAGTTACTTCTGGTCAATTTGATATATATAATGAAAAACACGGTGTACCATTTGCAGCTCCATTAAATAACCAAGTTTTAGATTATAGATATGCTTTAATAGGAAACACAGGTGTGACTGAATCTAAAGAAGGAGTGCCTATTTCTTATCAAGCTGCAAATACAAATGTTCTATGGGATGCTAAAACTAAAACGGGTGTTCTTGCTGAGCTAGCAGAAGTTTCAGATATATTTAAAGAAAGAATTGAAGAAGGCAATATTGATGTAGATAATTTAACTGGTAAGATAAAGGCGTTTACTGCTAATAAAGGAGCATCAATTGGAGCAGTTGTATTACCTAACTTATACTTAAGCTTACTTACAGAGTATAAAGTTAAAGTTACCAAGAAAGCTGCAATATATATGAATGGTCAACCATATAATGATTATGGTAAGACAGAATATAAACAAGGAGGTAGAAAGCAGGACGTTCTTTCAGCTTTAATAACAATGGCTACTGATAATGCTAAAGACCGTTTGGTTGCTAAGCTAGGTTTAAATAGACATGCTGTTGGTTTATTAGCTAATTTAACAGCTTTGACTGTACCATTAAAGACAGCATTGCTATTAATTAACAATCCTGCTATACAAGATATATATTCTCAAGCATTAAACAAATCTTCTAAACTAGATCCGGGAGTTAGTAAACTTACAGCTTCTACAATAGCACAATTAGAAAAGGTAAAAGGTAAAAGAAAATTTATACGTGTTGATGATGCATTATTAATAGATGCCCTTAATAATCCTGAAGATGTAAGTACAGATGAAATGTGGAGTATACTTAATGTATTTTCAAAAGCAACTCAGTTAAAAGATTTTACATCTAAGATGGGAGCTCCTACTAGTTTAACAAAAGGTTTAGGTGCTAGCATTGCTGAAGTAAATAAAAAATATCAAGACACTTCTGATTTATTTAATGCTCCTCCTGGTGAAGAGTTACCTATGGATCTTAAACCTATATATTATGGAAAGACTTGGCAAAATACTTATTTAAAAATATTTACTCAAATAACAAATGATTTATTGCCTGCTACTTTTATATCTACAATACCACAGTTTAATGAAATATTAGATCCTGCTATTAGTCAAATGAACACTGATACAATAGAGTTTACAGAAGAAGTGATGGCAAAAGTGAGATTAGATTTACTTTCTTATTTATCTATTAAAGCATATCAGAAAAAAGGTTTGGATAGTGATGCTCAGTCAGTAGCAACATTAAGCAATGATATAATTTATCCAACAGAATATAATTCTATAGTAGATGTTATTGATAGATTACGTACTACTGATGTAGGTAAGGATAACTTCTTCTTAGATAATTATGTAATTACAACAAAAGCATCAGAAAGTACTGCAGGATTTAATCAAGCTAACTCTAATACATTTAGACAACTTAATGCGGGTCAAAAGATTCAACTTCAAAATGACTTTGCTAAACTATATGGTTCATTAGAAACTAGAAATGATGCTAAAACAATTATTAACTATGAAATGGTTAAAGGTGGTTTACAATTAGGCTATGGTTCTTTACTATCAGTGCTTAATCCTGTAGTATTAACTTCATACTTGGATACATTACCGTCTGTTGAGAAAGCACTAAAAGGTCAAATATCATTTGAAAATACATTTGGTATAACAGTAGAAGAGATGAGAGCTGAATTCTCTGATGGTTATTTATTATCTAATGCAAACAACTCTAAGTTGTTTACAATTGAGACAGATGAAATAACACCATTACCAGACACATTTAGATATGATAGAACTGAAAAGAAATTAGCAATAAAGAATACAGAAGGATCTGCTAAGGCACCATTGATTAAATATTTAAGAATTGGTTTTGGTAATATAACAGGGCAAAAAGTATATAAGACATTTAGATACAATTCTGAGTCATCATCTATCAAAGAAAATGTATTTAATGAAGTAGATACAATGGGCTCTAATCAACAAAATGGAATTGGATTTATGTTTGGAAATAGACCAACATATACTGAAGTAAGAGAATATGTAAGAAGTAACGGAGGAGTAGCAGGTACTGCTTTAGATGTTAGAAAGATTGAAGCAGAAATAAATGAAATGTCAATTGATGAAAATAAACGTGCTCAGGAAGAGATTCTAAAAAATGAAAGTTCAATAATTACAGCTACTGAAGAAGGTGTAAATATTAGTTATGATGTAGAAGGTAAAGGTGTTAATATATCAGATATATCAAAACTTATTTCTGAAAAGAAAGATGATAAGCAATCAGAAAATGAAGCAGAATTACAAGGTAATATAATAGAAGATGTTGATCAAACATTAGACGCTAACATTACACCAGAACAAAGTGAACTTATAGAGGGATTACAGTATGAGTTGTTTGATAGTTATGATGTTATAACTAAAGAGTTTGATGCTATTGTAAAAGATAAAGCAGCAAGACTAACATTAATTAATCAAAATTTGTTTCCTTTGTCTAATATGATTGAGGCATATGAAAGTAGGTTTTCCAAAGATTCAACTAAGACATCTGAAGAAAGTCAAAAAGATTTCATAGATAATATTAAACGTTGCATATTAAAATAGATAGAAATGGCAAAATGTCCTAATAAAAATACAGGAGAATATAGAGCATTGCAAGATGTATACAATACTGAATTAGTTACTAATGATGTTATTAATACATGGCAAGAGCTAAACAACTCAGATGCTTTTCCTACTGTATTAGAAGCAGCAGAAATGGTTAATGATCAGAAAATAGCTTTTTCATTAAAGCAAAAGGATTTTGCTGATAGCCTTTTGACAAATTTGAGTAGAGAAAAAATAGGATCTATGTATCAAGGAGTATTCTTTTTGAATAACTCTAACCCAGCAACAAGGGAGTATGATGAAATGTTTTTATCTAGCAATTTAAAAAGACTAAAAAGATATTTAGAAATAAATAACATACCTGAATCTACTGTAAGCATAACTAGAACTCCTAAGTCATATGTTGTACAAGTTAATGAAGACATATTTACAGCAAAAGATTTAATAGAAAAAACAAGATCATGGGATACTCCAAGATCAAGAGCTGTGGTATTACATTTAAAGAAAATGTTTCCACAAGTAGATATAAAAATGTTAAGTGTAGCAGATGCAAAAAATCTATATGAATCTTTACCAGCATGGAAAAAAAATAATGTAAATTTTTCTAGAGTTAATTCATTTTATGTAGACGGTACAGCTTACTTAATAAAAGGAAGAGTAACAGACGAGACAGCAATTGAGGAAATACTACACCCATTTATAGATGCAGTTAAAATAGACAATGAAGGTTTATTTAACAGCTTACTTGGTGAAGTAACTACCAACTTTCCTGTTATGGTTCAAGAGATTGAAGCAGAATATAACAAAGGAAGAACCTTTAATGATGTTGAGAGAGACTTAGAAATAGTAACTCAAGGATTGGCTAGATACTTTAAAAAAGAATTTGAGCAGAATCCAACACAAAGATTTGTAGAAAAAATTAAGGAGTTATTAGAATGGTTTAAGAATGTAATTAATAACCTTAATGAATACATTACAGGTAGACCATTAACTGTAGATGCTATTAACTCTAATAGTTCTATGTCTGATATAGCTAAACTATTAAATACTGAGGGTATCCAATTTAAATTAACTAAGAGAGTTGATGGTAAAGTTAGATATAGCTTAACACCTAAGAAACAAAAGTTAATTGATAAAATTCTTTCTGAATCAAGTGGTCCACAAAGAGCAGTCATAAAACGTTTGTTTCATCAAGCAATGAATGTTGATGAAGTTATTGATTCATATTCAGCTAATGCAAGTGACGGATCAACAATTGTTACACTTAATAAAGCAGACCATACATATGTTGATATAACTAATGGTGAAATATTTACTTCAGTTACTACAGCAATTAAAGGTAAGCTGGCTAATCAAAAAGATGTACAGCTTAATTTAGATATTGGAAATGATGTTGATGCATTGTTAGATGCTTTGGTAGCAAATGAATCTGTAGCTAGTGTTATGGATCAAATGATCATGTTAAATGAAGAGCAAGCAAAAGAAGCATATAAAATTCTAGATACTACATTAAAGAATGTTAAGCCAGAAGGCTCAATAGCATTAACACAAGTTGTAGTTTTTGATGAAGCAACAAAACTTGCTGGTACAGCTGATTTAGTAATTGTTGATAGAGATGGTAGTATTAGAATAGTAGATTTAAAAACAAGCAAGAACGCTTTAAGTACTCAAGCTATAATAGATACTAAAGCTGGTAGACAACAGAAGTCATACTATGATAAAGAGTGGGGTCTTTCTCCTGAGAGTTTATTAAAACAACAAGGTATAGACAAGCTGTCAACTAGAACTCAACATAACTTACAAGTAAACTTGTATAGAAGAATGTTTGAGAACATGGGGTATAAAGTATTTGAAGGGGACCGTGCTGCATCTACTATACATGTTACAGTAGGTATAACAGGTAAAGGTCAAAATCAAAAATTTACAGGAGGGATAACATATGATCAATTAATTGACCATCCGTCTAGTGAAAATATAAACATGGTTAACATGTTAGTTCCACTGTTGCAAGATAACCTTAATGCAGAAAGACTTGAAGAAGAAACAAAAAATGCTGAAGATGCAGTGTTTAGAGGTTCAGAGCAAATAGAAGAAGATGCTACGTTAGCAGATAAGATAGAAGCAGAAAAGTTTCCAGAGTATAATGTCATTGCAACTGCACTGAACACTTATCAATCAGCTATGATAGACACTAAAACTGCAATAGAACAAGTAAGAAGCTCTATCTATATGGATAGAACAAAAACTGCAGAAACAGAATCACTTGCTTTAGCCATTGCTTTTATAAGTATAGCAAAGAGTGAGGGTCCAATTGCTAGATCAGTTGCTTTTACTCAGCTATTACAAGATGCAATAAAACAAATTAGATCTTTTACTGAGTATATAGAAGACCCAAAGAATGTTAGCAAGCCTGAGTATATTACATATGTGCTTAATTTTGATAGATTTATAAACAAATTTAAAGGGTTACATACTTTAGAAGGTACTCAAATAAAAGAGTTAAATGCTACACAGAGATCATTGGTCTTAACAATGGGTCAAAGCATTAACAAACTAACAGGAGGATCATCAAAGACTGACCTAGGACTTATAAAAGATGCACTAAACAATTATGTAAAAGAAGTTATAAGAACTAGATCATCAAATGAATTTGGTGCTGATGGTAGTTACTTTACTAAGGAGGACCTTGATGATTTAATGACTCAAACAGATGATATTAGTTTAGTAGATCTTTATACAAGAGATATGGCTACGTCAACAGATGTTATGTTAGCCGTCATGGACAAAATCTACAAAGCAAAAAAGCAAGAGCTTTTAGATAAGATTGGACAAAGAGAAACTCTCATAAGAAATGCTGGACAAAAATTATTAAAGCTTTCAAATAATAAGGATTTAGAAAAGCTTTATGACTTTATGTTAGAATATTCTGATGATGGTCAATTTACAGGATTCTATGTTAAAAGAGTAGGTCAACAATATTATCAAATGCAAGATGAGATAAGATCTAAATTATATGATAATGAAGGAGACCCGTATTACTATAAAGACATTACTAATCTAGATGATGCTTCTCAAGAAGACATAGACTTTAATATAAAGTTAGCAAATGATAAAAGAGCACTAAGTGATTTTTTTAGAGCTGAGATTAAAAATGAATCAGGAAACCCAGTAGATGGAGAGTATCATGGTTATACACAAGAGTTTAAAGATGCAAGAGACATTTATGAGTACTTTGTTCCTGGTGATGAATCAAATCCTTATGGTAATTGGTATAGAAAACCCAACATATCTGATGCAAAGTATACAGCATATGAAGCTAAGTATTATGACATGCATGCATATACTAAAGCGGTTAGGGTAAACGGTCAACCTATTGGATCAATAGTTAAAGATCAAAGCTTCCGTGCAGCAAGAAAGAAATTTGTTACTGTACTTAGCACATCAAGATCTGGTAGAGATATGACTAGTGAAAAGTATGGAAAAATAATGAAGCCCGGCAATGCTTTAGAACAAGCTCAAAAAGAATTTTATGAACTTTTTGTTGGAATGTTTGAAGGAGAGCTATTAAAAATGCTACCGGGTGGTGTAATGAATCAAATGACTGGTAGAGTTCCTTTAGTAATGAATGGTGTCTTAAATGAGCTTAAAGGAAAGAGTAGTCTTTATAATAAACTTTATGCATCAACAATAGGAAGTAGAGCTTGGAATACATTTAAAAGAACATCATCAACTAAAGGTGTTGCATTAGATGAAAATAACAACTTGGTAAACTCAATGCCTATATTTTATACTGGTGTACCTAGAACTGATGCTGAGCTAGACAAAGTATCTAAAGATATACAAGCTAAAAAAGATCAGTTAAAAAAAGGTGAAATTAGTTCAGATGATTATAAAATTGATATAGCAGCACTTAATGGTAAAAGACAACGGTTAAGATCAAAACCATCAATGGGTCAGATAAGTACAGACTTAACATCAAGTCTATTAAAGTTTAGTGCAATGGCACAAAACTATGAGACTATGAGTACTGTAGAAGACACCATGAATGCTTTTGTTAAGGTTATAGAAAGCAGAGACTATGAACCTTCTGGTGATACCAAACTAACTACAGTAACTAAAGATGGTATAAAGAAAGCAGTAGGTGTAAAAGCTAGTACAAGCACTCAACAAAGTAATGTAGAAAGAAGAGCAAAGAAGTGGATAAACATGGTCTTCTATGACAATGAGCTTATAAGCAAAGGAGCTTTTGATAAAATAGCAGATGGATTAATACAACTGTCTTCTTTATCTTATGTAGCATTTAACCCATTTGGTAACTTTAATAACTACGTTATAGGTAGAATAAATAACAACATAGAAATGTTGGGAGGTAGGTTCTATAAGAAGGGATCTTACATGAGGTCTTCTGCTGAGTTTAATAAAAAAGCTTTAATGTCTTTAGTACAAAGAACTTCTTATACAGGAGAAAGCACACGTGATCTTGCTGATATAGCAACATTTGGCATGATACCTGGCTTAGGAAAATCTGATTATGATCCAAAGAAAGCTAATAATAAGTGGGAAGCTTTTGTAGATATGTTTAGAATGATGGACAGTATGTCAGATTTACGTGAACAAGGAGCAGGTTATGAAACTGCTCAAGGTAAGAGTTGGTTTGATAGAGCTTCTGAATGGGGTTATGTTATGCAAGATGCTGCTGAATATAATGTACAAACTAAAGTAGGTATGGCTATGCTTATGGACATCATCCTTGTAAACAGAACTGAAGGTAGTCCATTACAAGGAACTGAATTGTCTTTTTATGATGCGTTTACTTATAATTCAGAGACTCATGAAAATGAAGTTAAAGAAGGGTTTAATAGAATTATATATAACGGAGTTGAACAAGATTATACTGATGAAATTAGATATGAGATTAGAAATAAAATACGTGAAGTAAACAAGCAGATCCACGGTAACTATGCTAAAGAAGATAGAATGGTTATTCAAAGTAATACAATAGGAAATCTTGCAGCTCAATTTAAAAAATGGGTGGCACCAGCAGTAAGAGCTAGATACCAAAGAGAATACTTTGATCAAAACTTAGGTTGGATGGAAGGAAGGTATTTATCTTTTTGGTCCTTCTTGGGTTATGCTAAAAGAGAAATTATGAAAGGTAATATTTCTTTTACCACTTACGGTCAAGGGTTTATGGAAGCTCAAGTCAAAACAGTGACAGGAAAAGATGGTGTTAAAAGAACAATAGGGTATGATGGTAAAGGAGGTAATGCAGATCAACGTGCTCAAAATAAACTGTTTGGTTTTTACAGAACTATGGGTGAGATAGGTATTATATTAAGCACATTAGCAATCAGCATGATTTTAGATAATATACTTTCTGATGATGATGATGATGACTTAACTAAAAGACTTAAAAATATGATTAAGTATCAAGCACAGAGAGCTTATAAAGAAACAGTAATATTTAATCCTATTCCAGGTTTGGGAGGATATACCCAAATGCGTCAGATGTTTGATTCACCATTGGCTGCATCAAGAACTATGGGAGAGTTAGCAGAAGCAATGTATTATACTGTGGCTACACCTTTAGCATATACAACACAAAGCAAGGATGATTTTTATTTAAACTCTGAACATGTATATCAAAGAGGTGGTAAAAAAGGAAACTTAAAAGTTTATAAAAACTGGAAAGATGTTCTTCCTATTATATACTCTATACAGAAATATAACTCATACTTACAAAATGATGATTTTTATATGGGAACTAAATAACCAATATCAGACATATTAACAGGTAAATAATTTTAATGTATCACTGAGAAAGTGTATATTATTGTATAAGCACACAAAGAAATATGAAAAAAATATTGGCAACATTAGTACTAATACTCTTAACATTCTCATCTTGTGGCACATATAATATATCTACAAGTTATAAAATCAAAAGTATTTTAACAATAACAGAAAAAGGTGACACTCTAGCGGTTCCTGTTAGAGACTTTAAGTTTAGAATACTACGTCAAGATGACCCTTTTAGATATGGTTACAATCAAAATTGGCAGTATAGAAACTGGAATTACTATAATGTTCCTAATATTAATGTTAGAAATACATACAGTCCGCCTGTGATGCATACAAGACCACTAACGATACCAATAATTAAACCTACACAGCCGGTTAAACCTGTAAATACTATTAGAGTTATTCCTCCAATAGCAAAACAGAAAAAAAATTAAGTGAAACAATGACAACTAAATTATCAATAGTGAGCATAACAGCATTCTGCACGTACTTATGTACGTACTTTTTTGATTTATCAATGGAAAACATGGAACAGTACCTGGCGGTTTGTTCAGTATTATGGTTAGATGGCATTTTTGGAGTGTGGGCAGGCTGTAAAAGAGAAGGGTTTAAAACCTATAAAGCATTAAGAATAACCAAAAACACCTTTACATGGTTAGCCATCCTGACTGTCATCCTTATGATAGAAAAAGGCTTTTCAGGTACAGGTTGGCTATCCGAGGTAATTGTAGTACCCTTTATGATACTACAGCTTATAAGTGCTCTTAAAAATGCTTCTATGGCAGGACTAATAAAGACAGATGAACTTAATAAAATCCTTGATAAAATTGATAATCATAAAGGATTAAGAAAGTAACCTACCCCTCACAACTAGAGCATTCTAATATATTACGAGCAAAGTCTTGTGCACTACTTTTACTAAACTGATAGTACAAAGTTTTTACACCTTCTTCCCAAGCATATAAATATAATTGATTAATCTGTTTAGCTGATACAGATGGATCTATCATTAAATTAAGTGACTGTGATTGATCAATATACTTTTGCCTTTGTGCAGCTTGCAATACAATCTCTTTTGGAGAGATCTCAACAAAAGATTTAAATACTTCTTTAGTGGGAAAGTCTAGGTGTTGCACAGACCCATCTTTACTTAGAATAGACTTCCAGGTTTTGTCAGTGTTTAAACTATACTTTTCTAGTTCTTCTTCTAAGAATGGATTTTTATATACAGTCTTAGATTTAGCAAGATCTTTAATAAAGTAGTTAGACTTGATAGGCTCTATACCCATAGACACAGCACCGTGTATAAATGAACTAGACTTGGTAGGAGCAATGGCCATAAGAGTGGTGTTAGCATATCCTTCTCTAAGAGATGTGTATCCATATTCTTTATGTAACTCTCTAGAAGCAATCTCACTTCTGTCTTTAAGAGTTCTAAAGATCTCACTGTTTAAACCTTTAGCTTTTAATGAGTCAAACTCAAGAAGTTTAGATTGAAATAATGAATGATAACCTAATACACCAAGACCAATTGCTCTATGCTTCTCAGCAAAGTTAAATGCTCTCTTCATACCCGGCATAGTTTCAGACTTAATAATGAATTCATCCATTACTGCATTTAAGAAATATACATATGTTTCAATTGCATCAGTTTCCTTTATCTGGTCCCAATGTAAAAGATTAATGGACCCTAAGCAACATACAAAAGAATTATAGCTATCTGTAGGAAGCTGAATTTCAGAGCACAGGTTAGAAGCTGTTATCTCCATACCAAGTTCTTTGTAAGGAGAGTTATTATTACTGCTATCTTTAAACATTATATATGGAAAACCAAACTCTGATCTACGTTGTATTATTTTTGCCCATATTTTACGTTTTTTTCTATCTCCTTCTTTCATCTCTTCCATCCACGTATCACCAACTGTAATACCATACTGTAGATTTTGTATTGGGTTTCCCTCAGTACCAATATCTAGGAACTCATCAATGTCTTGATGTTCCACAGGTAGATATACTGCACAAGCACCACGTCTAGCTTCAGATTGTTTACATACATCTACTACAGTGTCATACATTCTAGCATAGTGAATAGGACCATCAGCATGACCCCCTGTAGATATTTCACTTCCTCTTGGTCTAATGTTACCCAAGTAAGCACTTGTACCACCACCATACTTAGACATCATTCCTATTTCACGTCCTGCGTTAAGTATGCTGTCTAAGTTATCATCTATGTTAGATCCATAGCAGCTTATAGGTAAACCTTTTTGTTTACCAAAGTTAATCCATACAGGAGTAGACAAAGAGTAAAAACCTCTTGCCATATAATCCTCAAACTTTTCTGCAAATCCTTTTATATTCAAATACTTTTCTGCTTTTATAGCAATGTCTTTGATTCTTTGTTCTGGTGATTCAGTAATATATCCTCTTGATAAAAATGTGCGGCTGTCTTCATTGAGCCAGTAATATTTATTATATTCCATTGGTTTTGTTTTTAGAACAAGTCATCAAGTGTGATGCTCTTGCTTTTTTTATTATAGTCTACACTTTTTTTGTAAAAGAAATCTCCCTCTTTTGTTCCGGTTATCTCTATGTCAAACCATTCAACTGATTTTAATATTTCTCTATCTACTTCAAAGATTGGTTTCATGCCTATCTTTTCAAGAGAGTTATTAAATCTGTTTTTTATAAAGTGATACAATGTTTGTTTTGGTAAGAACTCAAGCTCTCCTTGTTCAAAGATCCAATCTAATATACCACACTCTGCTCTATATGCTTTTCTACATGCAGAATAAATGAGCTCTTCAAATTCTGCATCAAACCACTCAGGATTTTCTTTCTTGATGATATTAATAAGTTCAGCACCAAAGTTACCGTGTATTTCTTCTTCTTTACTAGTAGCTTCAACAACATTAGATATACCCTTAAGCACATTCTTTTCTTTGTTAAAGCTCATCATAATTAAAAACTGACTAAATAGACTTACGTGCTCTATAAATAAAGAGAATAGTAATACAGACTTAGTATACATTTTGTTGTCTCTGGAACGTGTACCATCTAAGTATTTCTTTAAGTATTTAAGTCTACCCTCTATTGCAGGTACTTCAACTACTGATTGAAATTCTTCTTCCAGTCCTAATATTCTAATCAGTCTTGCATAAGCATCTTTATGTCTTACTTCAGACTCAGCAAAAGTAAAACCTACATCACCTACTTCTGTTATAGGCATGCGTTTATAAAGATCACCCCAAAAAGTTTTTACATTTACTTCTATCTGAGCAATTGCAAGCATTGTCTTTTTAATTACATCTTTTTCTTTGGAGCTTATGTTTATTTTAAAATCTTGTATATCCTCTGTAAAATTAAACTCTGTGTCAATCCAGTAAGAATGTCTTATTGCATCTTTGTATGCTAATAGCTGTGGATACTCATAAGGTAATATGTTTACTCTTGACTTAAAGATGTCTTTATTCATAATTAATATTTTAGATGGGTTAAAAAAGCTGTATATCTACGTAAGAGACATACAGCTGCTTGGTATATATAATGTAAGAAATTTTGATTAGACTGAAAAGTCTAGACAAATAATTTTACAAATGTTATAGTAAAAAAAATGAAACCTAATTCAACACCACCCATAGGACGGTATTTATCATCTTCACAAAGTACTTCACAATTCACTGTCTTTATGCCAAAAAGTGTCTCTGTTGGAAGGACTTCTAAGGAAAATTTAGATTTAAATTGTAAGTGGTCAATTTTGTTCATGTAGTTTTCTTATTGGTTAATGTTTAATTTTGTTAGTAAAATTTTGTATATTATACATATGTAAGCAAGACAAAGATAGCATTAATATATGTCTTTGAGTTGCTTAAGTGATACAAAATTTGTATATTATTTATATAGTACATTAAAATACTTTATCATGTTAAAAAAAATAGCAAACGTTTTATGGACGTATAGCCCTCAAGATTATTGGAGAGCTGTATGGTCAAAGACTTCTATAGATGAAAAGGCAGAGAAGACTTTAGTTGAAATAGTTAAAAGATATAAGCTTACTGCAGATGAATTAGCTGATGTAGGTAGAGCAATTAAAGAAGTTGGTAGTCAACTTGCTGATGTTGGTGGTGCTGTAAAAGGCAAAGCTAGAAAAGGCAGAAAGAAAAAAGAGGTCAAGTAATGAGACAAGTATGTTTGTTAATCCAATGGGTTACAAGAGGTAAAGTCTGTTTAGGATATTGCCGTCAAGGATTATGTAATAAAACAAAAAGTAAATTATAATGGAAGATTGGCAATTAGAAATAGCATTTCATTGGCCCCACAATAGATTAGCACTAGGTTGGGAATTTATAGATGCAGATAAAGAATATGATTATAGAACTATTAAATTATATTTGTTTATAGCAACATTAACTTTTGATTATTAAACTATGGCAAAGAAAAGACCATGTCTGTCAAAAGGAAAAATGAGCAGACAAAAAACAAAGATGCTTATGAGATCTGGCGGTGAGCTAGATGAAATCATGATGTCTTCTGTAATAGAAAAGATGAATAGAGGTGGTAATGCTGAGAGAATTGTAAAAAACAATGAAACAGGGGTAGAATCAAAGCAAGCTTATAAATTAGGAGGTGGAACTCATAACACATATAGTGGACCATCTAAAACTAAGAGAGGTAAAAACAGAAAGAAATGAATATCTTAACGGATGTATTAAGTTTATTAAGAAGAGGTGTCTTTGCAAAAAAAGCAGAACCTAATGATGTCTTAGTATTAGGTGTTAACGAAGAGCCTGATATGACTGGGGTTGCTTCACCCATACCTTATAAAAGTGTAAAGCTTATTAAGATTAAAGATCTTAAAGTAGCATCAGAATCTTGTGATATAGTAAATGTACCAGAATCTAAAGGTTCAAGTACACCAGGTGTATATCAAAAAACAGATATAGACCCTGAAACAGAAAAGTGTACTGATTATTTCCGTTCATTTAAATCTTTAAGTAGTAATCTTACTCTTGGTGTTTCTGCTGATGATAATTATATTGAAATAACAACAGAAGGAGAACCTAATCTTGCAGCCAATGTAGGAAGCGGTTCTAATGTATGGAAAGATAAAGTTGGTGAGACACTTAACTTTAGAAGTATAGTACAGGGAAGTAATATAACTGTAGCACAAAGTTCAAATGAAATATCACTTAGCGTTCCTGCAGGTGCAGGTTTAAGTCTAACTACAACTGGAACATCTGGAGCAGCAACATTAAGCAGTGGTGTTTTAAACATCCCTAATTATGCAACAGGTGGAGGTGGTGGTATGACTGACTTCTTAATTGGTGGTGACTCAGGATCTAATCAAACAGTAAGCAATGGTGATACAGTAGATATTGAAGGGGGTGATGGTATTGCTACTGTAGGTACAGGAGGTCCAAAAGTGGTTGTAAACATGAGTCATTTTTACCAAGCACTTATAGTTAAGTTAACTCAATCAGGTTCAGATGATCCTTCACAAGTTGTTGTGTATAATGATACAGGAAAAACATTATCATGGTCTAGGGTAGCTGCAGGAAGATATACAGCAACATGGTCTTCATCAGTTGACGAACCTAGAGTTGTAATAAATACTATGCAAGTATTTAAAAACCACCCTAATGTAATTAATATAATTGGAGTAACAGCTACCCAGTTTACAGTATGTACTAATGAACTAAGCGGTAGTAGTAGTCCAGCAGCAGATAATGTATTACTAGATACACCTTTAGAAATAAGAATTTATCCATCAACAATTTAAGATATGCCTAACTTTATAACAAGATTATTTTCAAGCGGTGCAACTAAATTAGTTGAAGGAATAGGTGGTGTATTGGATGAGCTTATTACATCAAAAGATGAAAAGCTTGAAGCAGAAAGAAGAATAAAAGAGCTAATTGCAAAACATGAAGTGGAGATGGAAAAAGAAATCTCTTCAAGATGGTCTGCAGATATGGCTAGTGATAGTTGGTTAGCAAAGAATGTAAGACCTTTAGTTCTTATATTTTTAGTTGTATCAACAGTATTATTAGTATTTATAGATGCAGGTGTAATTGCATTTGATGTAAAAGCTAGCTGGGTTGATTTACTACAGTTGGTTTTAATAACTGTAATTGGTGCCTACTTTGGTGGAAGGTCATTAGAGAAAGTAAAAAAAAATAACAAATAAAAATAAGAATTATGAAAAATAAAAAATACAACATGGGCGGTACAACTTACGGAGCTGGAGATGGAGACACAACACCACAAAAAGCAAGCATGGTAGCAATGGCTAAAGGTGGAGGCTTGATGGGCTTCATGAGTGGTGGTTCTGTATTAGATCCACTTATGAATAAGGCTTCTTATGGTAACATGGGGAAACCTAAAAAGAAATAAAGTTATGGAGAATAAAGTAAAATGTAAATGTGGAAACACACAAGATCCAAATGGAAATTGTGATGGCACTCACGCAAAAAATAAATAGTCATGAAAAAAATAAAAGAGGTAACTAACGGATATTATAATCCTACATCTATTCCACAAGCTATACAGCAAAAAAAGAATAGAAGAAAGGTTGAGGCAAGAATTAAATTGGCTAAAAAAACAAATTTAAATCCACCACAAAAATCTACTAGAGCAAGTGAGCCAGTTCAATCTGCTGCTTTCAAAAGTGGATATTGTAAATAAAATAAAAAAAAATGGGTTCACTACTGCAAGACGTAATTGGATTATTTTCCAAAAAGAAATACGCACCAAAACCATATGATCTTAATAAAGATGGTAAGGAAGATTATTTAATTTTATCTACTAAAGTAGATAGCTCTTTAAATGTTATGGCATATCTGCCAAAACTAGAACAAGAGTTAATTTCTATATATGATCTTGCAGCTGTTATTGCTGGTGGTGGTAATACTACTTATGATTATAGTAGTGCACAAGACGGAAACAATGTTGATTTAGTACTTACAGGATCTGATGCTACTATAGATATAGTAAAGCTTCTTCCTGGTACAAACATCACTTTATCTGATGATGGCTCTAATAATATTACTATAAGTAGTACAGATGAATTTGTTGGAACTGTTACTAGTGTAGATGCTGCTACTAATGGAAATGCAATTGCAGTCTCTGGAGGTCCTATTACAACTGCTGGTGTTCTTACATTTAATTACTTAGGTAATGCAACTCAATATGTT